AGACTGTAGTAGGTAATTACTGCTGTGCTTTGTGGTGCAACTGTGAGTGTAGAATCACCCTGCATGTTTACACTGCTGATACCAGCGGTAATAACGTCAGTATCAGCACCAGAGGTATTGGTGGCAATAAGTGTGATTACTCTACCAGCAACAATATTGCTGAATGCCACTGTAAATGCATCAGTAAAAGTACATTTGACAAGGTCATCTGTGGTAACATTCAATGTCAATGTAGTGCCAGTTACAACACCTGCATTACGAATTGAGTGTGTGACCAAACCAGTATAATTAGTAGCAGACACATTGCCACCTGTGATGTTGCCGGTGGCACTGATTGTGGTTGCCGCAGTCAACGATCCAGTTGATGTGGTACCTACTGTGGTCAAGTTGCCGCCAGTGATGTTGCCAGTTACACTAACTGTGGTACCTGTATGAGTTGTAGCGTTGACATTGGCACCACCTAGGATATTGCCGCCAGTGATGTTGCCAGTTACACTAACTGTGGTACCTGTATGAGTTGTAGCGTTGACATTGGCACCACCTAGGATATTGCCACCAGTGATGTTGCCAGTGGCTGAAACTGCGCCGGCTGTGAGTATGTTGCCACCAGTGATGTTGCCAGTGGCTGAAACTGCGCCGGCTGTGAGTATGTTGCCACCAGTGATGTTGCCAATGGCTATCACTGTGCCAGCAGTGGTAAATTTGGTGGCTGTGACACCGTTGGCCACTGTGACATTGGCCACATCTACTCGAGCATTTGCCGGTGATCCAATGGGTGTGACAGTAAATGTGATTGTTGATCCTTGTGCTGTGTCAGTTTGATTCTCCAAGGCAGTCATACGGATTTGAGCTAGACTTACGTTGCCCACGTTGCCGCCGCCAAGATTGGTGGCCGCAGTTGCGTTGATTCTAAGCACATCCTGACCGGCCAGCACCTGTGTAGGTGCGTCCACGTTGCCGTTGTATCGACGACCCACGAAACTGGCATATTCAGCATTGCCATCCATGTAAAATCTGCACGGGAGCGCCGGATTGCCTGTGAGTTGTAGCATGGCGCCGGGAGCACCGGGAGCAATATAATTGCCTGTGGAACTGCCAATGATTTCTACGCCGCCTTCTAAAGGATCTTCAGCTGGCACAAATATGCGTAGTTGTCCGTCATCTTTGGCAAAGAAAAATAACGCTTCGGGGTCTGGTACGCCACCACCGTTGGATTTGTAAAATCCCACATTGCCTACCAGTTGAATTTCAGCGTTGCCTGAAGTTTGAAGAATCATGTCTTCGTCCACGTTGACCATGGTCAAGATATTGACGTTGGCTGTAAAGTCACCAAAACTTAAAGGTAGTCCGGCGGTGTCTATGGTCAACAAGCCAGTGTTGGATATGTTGGCTCCGGGACCTGCACGAACACCACCAATTTTGACATCTGTGGCCGGACTTATGTTGCCGCCTACTGTGAGATCGCCAACAATGTTGCCAACGTTGGCAGTGATGGAATTTACAACCAAGTTGGCAGTAGACGGTAATGTTACCGGTGTGCCGCCTGGTGTATTAGCAGTGTTTACATAAAATGCATTGGTATCTGGATTCCACCAAAGACGATCTTGCTGACCCACATAGGTGGCTGCATTGGCGTTGTTGTCTCGGCTGGTAAAAAAGTTTTGTATGAAGCTCATGTCAGAGCCCCTTAGTCGTCAAAGACTTCGTCGTTGCTGAGTTCTTGGATAGCTGCTGTAGGAATACCACTTAACTTTTTAATACGATCCACAATGTCATCACGCTCGCCACTCATGTTGTCTTGTGCCTCTTCGTGCTGTTCAGCTGGTGTGCCATCGTCATAGATGTTTTCTACACCTACAGCTTTTTTCAACAATTCTTGTTTTTGTTGCAAGGGTGGCATGAATATTTCTGGATTTTCATCATTGCCAGACGGTGTTGTGCCACTGGAGTTGCTTTCGGCATCTGCCGGGCCTGCTACCACTGCTATGTCAATTAATTCAGCAGGGTTTTGAATTCTTGGATCGGGTGTGCCACCTTGTGCATGATCCAAGTTATTGGCCAGTGTGCGTAGTATATCTGCGATTTTCATTATCAATTCCTTGTTGTATATTTACCTTACCTAGGATAACCTTTAAAAGCTCGCACAGGACTGGTAGTATCAACATAGCCAGGTTCTTCACTGGCATCTGAACTCACAAGAATTTTTCCGCCTGAAATATCAGTCATTGCCAGTGCTGCATCTATTACAGGATCAACTGTTTCATTGAAACCGGCTACAATGCCATACATGCCCATGGCACTTTCGGTGTTCCATTTGGGCAGATCTTTTCCAGCACCACCTAGATCAGCTCGGGCACGAGCCATGGCCACACCAAATCTATAACTGCGGTAAGCATCGTTGTTGCGTAATCCTGGCAACATGTAGGTATCATGCATGGGTCCGCTGGCTTCAACTGGCAGTTTGCCACGACTTTCAGTCACAAACTCTCTAGCTCTCATCTTGGATATCCGCCAAAACCCTTGATAGGACTTTGTTTATTGGTAGACTCAAGTTCTTGGCTTTCCATATCGCCGTTGTTCAAGTCTGTGTGAACTGCTCCTGCAGCCTTGAACGCCTGCAATAACATGTTGTGTTCTTCTTCAGTATAGGGATATGCGCCGCGGCTCTTGCCTATCCAGGATTTTGCATCCATGTCTATAACATTGTTAGATCCGTCTGCCATGGCGGCTGCCATCATTACGCGGTTAAGAGTATAGTCACTGTTGGCTCGTTCTCCGTCGCTGAACAGGGTCAGTCCTCGAGTGGCGACCTGGCGACGTTTTCCAATTTGGCCGTCGCGTTCGACTATAAACTCTTGGGCTCGCACAATTATGAGCCAGCGCCTATCACGCCTGATTGAGCTGAACTTGCTGTGCCCAGTTCTAGAGCAGTAAACGGTGTGCCTGTTATTGTGACTCGATTTCCAGCTCCAGAATACACTTCAAATATGGTATTGGCCGGAATTGAGATTGGGGAGCTATAAATGTTTCCAGCTGCCGAGGCAGTGCCCAAGGCAGTGGCAAATACCTGATAGGTCACAGCATTGGCTGTGGTAGAAATTTGCAACTTGTCTGTGTAGACAACAGTGTTAGATAGACTTGTATATACGTTTGCGGGCATTTTTTATTTTCCTTGTTTACCAGGCTCTGCAAGACCAGTAACGAGCCTTGGTTCTAGGACCAGGATTGGCACAGTTATGGCGAGCTCTAAAACTCTTGCGTCTTGCGGGATTAGATTTTTTGATCTTCATGTTGGGATCGCCAAAGTTTACTTTTTTAACGTTGCCAGTGGCAGGATCGCGCACATACACTTTGGATTTTTTAACATCGCCTTTCATGGGTTTGCCCAGAGGCACTTCACGACCTTGATATTTGGCTTCGTCCATTTCTTCGTCAATGTCGCTCATGGTATCAACCGGAGCATCATCGATGGCCTTGGCCAGGACTTGTCCAGCGCCTTGATCTTCATCAAGTTCAACGTCTTCACACAGTTCTGCCCATTGACCCAAGGCTGAATAAATTTCATCAGTGGCATCCAACAGGATAGCCGAGCCTTCGGTGGCCATGATATAGGTTTCTATCAAAGTACCGTCTTCCAGTTCAATTTCAAAGTCATCGCCGGCAGCAGGTGTATCTACCCACTGTTCGGCTTCAACAATATAGTCTCGAAGTGTTTTCATTTTACTTGAATTCTTTGTATAACTTCATGAGGCTCAGTTCAAGATCTGCACTTTCTTCCATGCTGACTTGTCTACGCAACTGACTGGCCAACACAGGAACTGTGCTTTGACCAGTTGATTTAGGACCGTTCAGGCCGCCCGAATACTGCATAGCATCGTCGCTGGTTTCGGTATTGGTTGGCCAGTCGGGTGAGTTTTCTTCCAAAGACTCACATCCACAAGGTGTTGATCCACAGGTGCTACACTCAGAACCTTGACTGCTAAGTCCGGCCATTTTCAACAGTTCAGCTAACTTGTCAGCATCAGCACCATCTGCACTGATTGTGATGTTCTTGCTGGGCTGACCGTCTTGGCCTGTGCTCATGTTTACACTAACATTCATACCTTCGGTAAGTGCCTGTTTAAACTGACGATCAAGGCTTTCGTAAACGCCGGCGCCAAAGTTGTAGCCGCCTTTGCTTGATTTGGTTGCAACTGGGGCTGTGGCAACTGATCCAGCAGTGGTTGTTTCTTCCACTGCTTCGTCTTTCTTTTTCTTTTCAGGCAAACCTTTGAGCTTGGTAGAAGCAAAGTCTTTAACATCACTCTTCTTCATGGTCTTGGCAACTTTTTTCAGTTCTGGGCTTGCGCCTTTAATTTTTTCACCCTTCTGCATGGCATGAGCCATGCCCATAAACTTTTGTTGAGCTTTGCTGACAGCTTTTTCTGCAATGGGTTGTTCTTCTGCACGTTCTGCATGTTGTGTCAGCATGTAGTCTCTGGCGGTGTCAATGTATTCTTTGGCCAAGGTGATTTTTTTCTGTACCCACTCTGGCAAGTTTTCGTCGTCGCGCAAGATACGGTGCAGTTCTTTGGCCGCACTCATGATGGTGTGCATCTGTTCTTTGGCCATGTCGCCTTCACGATCATACTCGCCACGGTCTGCTGAATCTGCACTTTCACTGCTCATGTTGCTTTGACGTGTCATCATGACACCGTCGGTATCCAGATCTTCTTTGGTCTTGCTAGGACGGCCGGCTTTGTACTTGTAGCTCTTGGCTGTCACACGCTCGGGTCCTTTGGCTGGACCTTTTGGACGACCTTTTTTCTTAGGACCTGTGTCAACTTCTGTATCGTCCTTGGGCTCGTCCTGAACCTTGCGAGTATAACGTGTTGAATAGCCTGTGTCTTTGACATCATAACGAGGATGTTTGTCTGTGGCGGACATGCTCTTGGCCACTTCTGGATCAAATGCTGTGCCGGTACTGCGACTTTTTTTCTTGTCAGCAGCTGCCTTCTTCATGGTTTCTTTACGGTTGCCGTCCTTGTCTAAGTCAATGTAGTCTGGCTTTGCCGCTTCTTTAACAGGATATGACTTGCCGTCTACTTTGAATTCTTTGGCACCTTGCGCACGAGCTTTGACCAGTTCGCCCGAAAATTCGTTGCCTTCTTCCATGTCAGCTTCGTCCATCTTGTTGTAGCGATTGCGAATCTGACTCATTTTGTCTTTACTGGCTCCCTCACGTCCCGCTTTACGAAGTGCATCCATACCTTGCTTGCCGTATTTTTTGTTGCCGATGTAGGCCTGAAGTGCGCTTTCGTCTACTTCGGTTTCTTCAACACTTTCCTTAGCACGTAATTTTTTTAATACTGCGCCGGCAACTTTCTCACCGCGCTCTTTACTACCGTATTCTTTGCCTGCACTTTTGGCAATCTTTGCAAACATTTTTCCAGGCTTGCCAATGTCTTGGCCTGCGGCAGCTTTCTTGGCTGAGTAATCAGCCTTTTCCACAACGGCGGCACTTTCAGTCAACTGTGTTGCATCTTGTTTTTTAGCCAAGTCGGCTAAGCGTTTGTTGAGATCGTAAAAAAATGTCATTGTATTATCCTTTGGGGTTTGCGCCAGTAGCTGGGCGTGGTGGGCGTTTTACTTTTGTCATTGGGCTGTCATTGCCCATGGGTAAATCATTTGTGGTCTTGGCAGGCGGTGTCTTGCCTCCGGCCACAGTAAACTCACTGCGGTAAGCATTCTTTAATACAGCATGCTCATTGTATGGAGCCGAATAATCAGCACTCAAGGCTTTTTGTTCTGCGTCAGGAGCAGGATAGTCTGTGTCGGTCAGAAGATCTGTGTTTTGATCCGCAATCTTTTCTTTTTCTAGGGCCATGCTGTCTTCATGTGCAGTGGTCAACATGATGATTCGATTGGGATCCATAAACAGCAGCTGAGCAATCTGTTTGATCTGTGGCTCAATGGCTGGGTAGCGGAATTCCACATCCATGCTGGTCACTGAATCGTTGCTGTGTGCAGGAAAGTCTGCAGGTTTGGCCTGTACCGGTGTGGTTTTGGTCTTGCCAATCTTTACTGGGTCAAACTGTTGAAGTTTTTGTTCCAGTTGTTTGATCATGTCTGGAGCAACATCGCCTACAATTTTGATTCGGTACGTGTAGGTTCTTTGGCTTTCGGACAGGTATTCGTGAAATTTTTTCATATTTTTATCCCTATATGATATTTATGCTTTGTTATCTTTTTGGTCTCGACTGTTGATCAAGCGTTCCAGTAGATCGTTACGATTCAACACCTGGCCGTGAGCTGTTTCCACAGTGGTTTCTGGCTCATTACGACGTTGGTCTTGATCCATTTTGAGTTTTTTCAATTGCAGATCCACCATCTTTAACTTCTTGTTCAACTTGGCTGTTTTGGCTGTGAGTGCATGACCCAGCATGGTACCGGCAACAGCAAAGATTTCACTTGAAAAACGGCTGTCCACATTGAATCCCAAATCCATGAGATTATCAAATGTTTCTTGAGCTTTGGCCGCTAGATCGTCCAGTTCCTGATCGCCTGTTTCTAAATCTCGCACTGTGGGCAAGGCCGCATCTATTTTGTCTATGGTTGCATCAAGATTGGCCAATTGTGCTCGAGTTTCGTCCACTGTGATTGTAGCCGGACCAGGCAGGTCAGTCTGCTCTATTTTATCAAATTCAAACAGTTCTTCAAGGCGTTTAGTCATACCATATTTACCGCTGGTACAATAAGTTATTTTTTCTTGGCGCCCTGATGATAGATCATGTCTTCATTAATAACTCTAAAGGTCAGGCCGTTTTTTCTTGCCCATTTGGTTGCCGAGTCCCATTTGGCATAGTTCACAGCCACTATGGCTCGATCTCGATCATTCATTCGGCTTTCGATCAGGCTTTGTTTTTTGGGTTTGATTTCTATCAGTTCAGCCACAGTTGTGTTGTTGCGGCCGCGGTAGGTCACCAGGAAATCTGGCACATACATGCTTTGTTTGCCAGTTATGGGATTGCGATAAGGTATGCTAATGCTTTCGCTGGCCCACTGCAACACGTTGTCGTTTGAATCCAAAAACATCATGAATGTCAATTCCCACCCTGAACGATAACGGGGAGTGCCGCGACCCACATATTTGGCAGAATTTTTTACCACATACGCACCCTGTCTAAAATTGGGCATGCCTCAAATCCTGATATTTCTAGCCACGTACTGGTTGGGCTGTGTGGGTGCATTTACACCCAGCAAGGTGCTGGAGCTGCGTATGCCATTTAGATAGTAGGCCAAGGTCAGGGTAACCTCGGGTGCTGATTGTCCTTGGAACTGTTGCAACAGATCCATTACAGGAATGCCGGTCTGATGACTTACTCTAAATACTGATACTGTAAAATTTCCTGCTGCTTCAAGTGATCCAAACACTGATTTGAAATAACTCAGCACTGCATCGTAAGCGTCAACCGGAACCTGTTGTTCATAGCCATAAAATCTGTCAAATATCTGAACGGTTAAATCAGTCTTGGTGTTGATAGCATTTACCGAAGCCACGATTATCCTCCACTGACCAGATTTCTAAGTTTAGTAGCTGCATCTATTCCATTTGGAGTGGGGAAGTTCATGCCGCCGCGGCCATTGGGCAACTGACCAATAGATCCTGGCACACCGATTCCGGCTGCAATGCCAAGTCCGGTTACCAGAGCAGGTCCCAGCGCACCAGATCCTGCCAGTGCTCCAGACAAGAAAGACGATGCTGCTGGCACTAATCCTTGTCCCACTGCACCCAACACATTTTGCAGAGTATTTTGTCCGGTGGACAAGGACTGTAGATCCTGTTTGCTGCCAATGGGACTGGCTTTTATAGTGCCTTGGATTTCTACTGTATTGGTACTGCCGGGCACGGCAATAGGACTAGGTACAGTGTCATAAAATCCAGGATCAGCAAATCCTGTTACCGGATCACTGGGTTGTGCACCGCCAACTGCTCCAGAATAATACTTGACATTTTCATAACGTATGCTCATGGTATGTGTCATGATACCACTGCCTTGACTGTAGTCGTAAGTGTCGTGTGCCCATTCTGTGATTAGTGGATTGATCATGGTGTATTGTGCGTAGGTCTTTTGGCTCATGCCGTACACAGTAATATCATTAAAAAATGGCAATTGACCACTGGCCGGGCCTGTCAGTATGGAACTGGCTAAACTTTGCAGTGAGGGGTTAGCATAGCCTTGGCCGTTGAGTCCCCATTTTTGCACAGGTCTACTGGCACTGTAAATGTCATTGCTGCCGTAACTGAATCCACTTAGAGCCGAGCTTATGTCGCCCAGAGTGCCTGACTGATTAGGAGTGTTTCCGTACTTGTAGACCGGATCACTGTAGTAGTATTGATAGTACTGGTACCACATGTTACGAACCAGATCGCTGTGATCGTCATTGAACACTATCTGTGCTGGATTGTAATTGATTTTTGTTTGTACCAGACGTTTACGATTGTACTGGTTCATGGTGGCCACATCAATGGTATAGCCAGGTAATTGTACAGATTTAACTGCAAGACCAATGGTGCTAGACTTGCCGCCTGAGACCAAGTTGGCCACAGCAGGTATATTTGTGTTTAAATTGAAATAAACATAAAATAAAAATTTGGTACGGGGCGCAAGATCGTAGCCGCCAGCCCGAAAGGTCTTGCTGGCGTGGGTATAATCTCTTAACCCTTCGCCGGGCGGAAAAGGTTGTAGGGACTCTTGGCCAAAAGCCATGGATTATTAACCTGTGGCTACGTTGTTGACTGTCAACGGAATTGACGCTCCAACACCCACATCTGCACCAGTTGTTGTTTGTAATGCATTGTCGTATCTAATGGTCATGGACACTGACATTACACTGTTGTCGCCGTAGTCAGCTGAATTATAGTTGACTCCCTGCAGATAGCAACCTTGTATGGTCCAGGTTTCAAGAGCAATAGGAACATTAACGCCGTTGCCGCCGTCCAACACTTCAAATACCGTGACAAATTTATAATCAATACCACTTGCAGCACTGCTTTGCTCCAAGAAGTCCAGTTGTTTCTGCAGTTGTTCGCCAACCAAACGACTCACATTGCCTGCGGCGTCGTCGCGCAGTTCGCAGGTGATGTCGGTCCACTCGTGTTTGCCAGCCAGACGTATAGTGCTGTTGTAGATAGGCAGGTCAATGTTGGCAAAAGTCACATTAGGACGAGAGAAATTCATGACCTGTTTGGTCAATTCTGTTGTGGGTTGTGATACGCCCAGACCTAAAAAAGTAACGCGAAAGCGATACTTGAGTTTTGGCATCAGCAGACCCTGAGCCGAGTTGCTTTGATCGCTGGCCAACGGTACGGTCAGTTTGGTTAGTGATGCTGTTGCCATTTGTTTATTCTCCTAATATGCTTTTATTTATGGTGTTTGAGTCGGGCAAAATTCTAGTGATTTGCCCGACATCAATTACGCAGACTGCTGAGCTGCAATAGTTCCTGTGTTTTGAATACGCATTGGTATGTAGATAAATTCTACAGCCTTGACTGGTTCAATTGCAATATCCACATACAACTCGTTGGCATCAATTGTTGCAGGAGTATTGTTTGTTAGATCGCAAACCACCAGATAATCATACAGACCGCGCTTGTTGACCAGGTCAACCATGAGACTTGTTATCTGATTAGTAATCGCGGCTCTGGTAATGGTGTCGTTGGGTTCAAACAGGTATTGATTACCAATAATCTCCAGACGTCCACGGATGAATGCTACCAAACGTGCCACGTTGATACGGTCTAACGCTGTAGCTGTGCCTTGTAGAGTATGGTTACCAAAATTGGTAATACCCGTGCCAGGTATGAATGTAATTGGATTTACATTGTTGCTGTACAACACATCACGTAGACCTTGATTTACTCCCAAGGGTGCAAACTCTCCGGTAGCAGCATCAAGATAACCAATCTGCAAGGCATTGTCCACTACTCCGCGGCGCAGTCCAGCAGGTGCAAACCAAGGATATGCCACGCTGTCACTACGAATAATTGTACGCAACATCATGTGACTTGGTGCGGTCACAACCACGTTGCCGGTCAGATCAGTTGTGGTACAGCTTGGGTAAAATGCAGCAGCATATGAATCACCGCCAGATAAATTTCCGTCACCGGTGGCCAGTCCAAGACCATTGTTGTTGGTTGACCATGTGACCACTTCGTCTGGAGTCAATCGTAACGGTGTGTCCACAATACTAAATGCCGTTTCACCGCGATCGTTATTGAGCACCACCATGTTGGGTGCCAATTCTGGATACTGTGTACACACTATCAAATTAAATTGCGCCTGCTGTTCACGTAACTGTGTGTTGGTATCAATGGCAACTCGTAATGCTTGTACAATCAAGCTGCGTTGGGCCTGACGGCCCATATTGGGACTGCCGTCTGCACGGTTAGGGCTGGCTGTGACCCAGGCATTGGTCTGGCTGGGCAATACCAATGGTGCTGGATAGTCCTGACTATTAAAATAGTTGACCTGGAATGATTTAACATTAAATCCACTACGGCGTGTGTTGAACAACAAGATACCTTCAGGATACAGATCAGGATTGGGTGCATCAAGATCCAGATAGTTGCTGGTGATCAATGGTGTTGAACCTGAGGCAATCGGTGGAATTGGATCTGTGATGGGATTCGTTGTGCCGTTAGGAGCCCAACGTGCATCGGCAAAAAGTACTCCATTGATCGTGGTCTGATCGGAGTTGTTTATGATAACCCACTGATCTTCGCCATTGACCGGTTGCCAACGACTGATTACCGGATAGTTTTCCAGGTCGGCGGTATTGATCCACAAGTCGCCGTAGGCCAGTGGACTTTCTGCTGAATCGGTCTGCGTGACCGGTGCTGTGGCACTGAATATTGGTCCAGAAGCATTGGTCAAACTCAGATCAAATCCACGAACATCATTGTCGACGTTTTGATACCCAACCCAGTTACCGTTGTTTTGTATCATGATGTCGGCAGTAGTTGCATCGCTGTAGTACCACAGAGTGCCGTCAGCCGGATCAATGTTTGGTGCACTGGCAGATGCTGTATAAACAAAAGTTGGGCTACCAACCCAGTTGCTGAGCGTGAGGCCTGTGCCGTCAACATCAGTCTGAGTAATTCCGGTTACTGCTGTAGTAAACCCAGCATCCACAATTGGAGTATTGGTGCCGTCTACTAGATAAATGTCACCACCGGTGGCATGTGTGAAGAAAATTGCGCCGGCAGCATTTACACTAGCACTGACATTGTCAACTCCGGCAGCACTGACAGCTGCTACAAAGTCAGCTGCTGTAGTACCGTTAATAGTCACAGTTACTGGAGCCGCTACCACAGTTGACTCAGGCTGTGTGGCAGCCAATGTAAATGTGGATGCATTGACAAAGGTAGGATTTTCAACAGCACCAGTAATTACCGTGGCGCCAGGAGACAATCTTTCAAGAATCAACGCACCAGATGTGGCGTTGTTATAGGGATCGATCTGAGCGTATGTGGTACCAGCTGGAATTGATTGACCGCCCGAAGTTGGATCCAGTGCATAGAGTGCGGCAGCATTGTTGGCATAAACTGGACAACTTTGCAATACAAACACACCCAGGGTAGTGTCATAACGTTTGACCTGAATCTGCATGCCTTGATTTACACTGTTGGTCTGTTGAAAAACACTGCCGGTGGGTTCTGGTTGTACATCTGTGGACCGCCATCTTGGTGCACTGAAGTTTGGACCAGCAAAATAAGCAGGAGCTGCATATTCGCCTGCATCAATATCCAACGTGGCCAACGGAGTGCCGCTGACGTTGTTGATGGCAATAACGCCTGTGCCTTCAGTGCTGCCGTCATTGGTTGCTGTGCTGTCTGCGTACAGTGTTAATTTTCCACCAATGTTGGCAGCATAAACTCCACTGGCATTTAAGGCAGCATTGATGTCTGTGACCAAACGAGTCACGGTATTGTTGGGACTGGCTTGAACTGTGATTGTAACATCATTGATGGCAAAACTGTTGCCCACTGTCAAACTAGTAGGAGCAAGACCTCCCTGGATTGTGGGCCAAGCAGTTTTCCATTCGTCGCTACCAATCAACACCCAGGTGTTGTATAAATCTTGGGCACTGGCACCGTCTTGTATCCATCCAGGTGCTTGATTAACACCGTTAACTGTGGTGGGACCTCCACGCTTGTAGTAGGTTGGGTTGTACACGTTGGTAGCTGTGACTGCATAGTCACCAATACTGCCAAAACTGGGCAAGGGTACTGTGCTGCCTGTTTCTAAAAACACTGTGTCAACAATTACACTGGGTGTTTTTCTTGTGAATGCAGAAGTGGATTGATTCCACTCGGTTAGACCCCAGGTAGTGTTGGTAGTGTCTAGCCAGAAAGTGCCGTTGTTTGGTGCGCCGACTGGGCGAGACAGGCTGGCTGTAAGAGCAGCCAGATCAATGTTGGCACGTTGCACATATGCTATGTTGGTAACGCCCAGGGCAGAATAAGCAGCTAACAAGCCGTATTCGTTCAGTTCATATCCGTTGATTGGAGTACCAGCTGTGGTGTTGTAGAAAAACGGCACACCAAACGTGCTTAACAAATCTCGCTGACTGGTCATTAGATACAGTTTGTTAGCATTGGCAGCCAAGGTTCCTGGAGCAATACCAGTGCCTGCGCCAGAGATCTTGTTTTCTGCAGTGACCAACAGAATATATGGTGTTGAACTGGCAGCACCGGGTGTGTAATTACTTTGATCAATTACACTGACTTGTACACCTGGGGATAGTAAGGCCATCGCTAATTCCTTTTTATTAATTAAAGATATTTATCGGTTATTGAAAAAAGAACGAGGTTACAGCAACCTATATATAGGTTCGTAATCAATAAATACTGGTATGATTAGGCCAATGTGTCCAGAATGCCAACAACGCAACAGAGCAGTTGCGTATCACAAGTATGAACGTGTGTATTATCGTAGCCGATGTATACAATGCTTAAACAAAGCAAAGAAAATGCGTAGTCCAAAACCTCGTTGGCAGTTGTCTGGTTATAAGAAAAAAACCACATGCGACCGCTGTGGTTTTAGAGCAAAGTACAGTGCTCAATTACTGGTGTATCATGCGGACGGTAGTCTCAACAACAACAGTTTGAGAAATTTAAAAACTGTTTGTCAGAATTGTGTAGTGGAAATTGCTAAGACTGATCAGACTTGGCGGCCCGGAGATTTAGAACCAGATTATTGATCTGACGATACAGTTGATCCATGCCGTCGGCATTGTTATCAATTACTGCGTCAAAATCGGTGCCAATCCAAGCAGTTTCACTGGCATGAACTTTGTATTTGGCCAATTGATCTTTGCTCAATGACCAGGTGATGTTTGCGGGCCCTGCGTTTACAGATTCAGCCAGTGGGTACCATTCGGGCTCTGGGCCTCGAACTACTCTAATAACCAGTCCGCCGGCTCTTTTAATAGCATCAATTTCGTTGGGGAATCTACAGTCGCTGATCACTGTGTCGTCTTTACTTTTGCGTATTTTGTTCTCTAAACTGGCAATCCAGGTATTGTCGTGGAACCCTTTACGCACAACTTCTGTGCCCCAGTATTGCAACACCCAACGTGGCGTCAGATTGGGCATGTTCAAGCGTTCTGCCCACCATGGATCCACTTGCTCACGCCATTCTCTACTCTGGCGAGTTCGCCCTTCCAACAGTTCACGATCCCATCCAAACACTGCGGCAACAGAATCCTTGAGAGTGCTGGCAAAACTTTCTCGTCGGAACTGATGTATATTCTGTAGATAATCTGCAATAGTGTCTTTGCCAGAACCAATTAGTCCGCATACTCCAATAATCATCGCATTTCCTTTACGTTCAAGTGTCGGAGTGTGGCCTGCAACATGTCGATCTGTCTGCGACAATCTTCTAGTGCATGATGGCTAGTGGGTGGTTTGGGTAGGCCTGGCCATAGGCTGTAAACGGTTCTTGCATCACGTACATTGTAAAACTGCCAAGGCAAGCTCTTGTTATAACTCTTGTAGGCATGCTCCAAGATGTTCATGTCGTATGTGGGTCCATTGGCGAAAATAAACTTGTGTTGCCAGGCCAGCTTGTATAAACCATCCAGGGCCTGGTCGAGATCTATACGACCTTCTTCCATGAATGCTTCGGCCTGTGCTTCAGGTTGGGTGGCCCACCAATCTATGGTGTCCTGTTGTATGGTACGATTGGCTTGACTTTCCAAAGTGACGCGGGCATAATAACAACGATCATAATAACCAGTGCCAAACGGATCAAAGCTCTGGGCTGCAATGGTCAAGATAGTAGCATCAGGGCCAGTGCCCAGACCTTCTATGTCGATCATTAGTGATGTGCTCATGCTATTATTATAATAGCATGATTTTTGGAAAAAGTCTAGTTGCTGTTAGCCAATTACCCAGCTCAAGGGCTGGCTACCATCAACATAGTTCTTGAGATCTTCGACCAGCTTGTCCATACTCATCTGTGCTTCGCTTTTCATAGCAGCACCGTTTAAGGTTCCACCGCCCTGTGGACCGGCAATTGTACCAAATTTTTCACGGGCTTCGCCAATGATTAATTTGCAAGTGGCGGTCATGTAGTCACGGAACCATTGTACAATTTGAAAATCACTTAGTAAATTAAATTCAGGTTTAAGATTATAACACCACACCAGAACATTTTCACCAGTACCTTTAGGATCTCTTATCAGTTGTAGTTTTTTGGTCACAGGGTTGAATGTGTAGTTCATGTAGGCGCCAAACATACGTCCGGCCAGTTCTACATATTGGCTATAAAAATCAAATGTGGCCAGACCACCTGCCACGTTGAAATTCATTAGATACACATTTATACTGGCCTGGCTGAACGGATCAAAGTTTGACGCAAACGGACCGGTGCTATCACCAAATGTTCTGCGAAAAATCTGTCGCACTGTCTGTACTTCCTGTGGTAAGGTATAGATGTTGACATCTCGTACCAGTTCCATAAAGATATAGCTTTCTTCATAGGCGTTCTGTGCTCGTTGCCGATACACACCTAGAGTGCGTTGATATGCTGCTTCAAAATGAGCTGCATCCAGTTCAATATCAACAATGCCATCGCCCAGTTGCAGGCGCACATAATCAATAAGATTTTGTTTTAGGGTGTCTAAGCTGGATTGATTTTCTAAGGCCATATATAGGGGACTCCGTGTCCCCTGTATTTAGTAGTTTACCAGGCCCATAGTATGATCAAGTTGTCGTTGCCACGACCGTTAAACTTAGTTTCTGTTGCTTTGATTTCAACAAATGCTTTACGGGCTGCAGGTTTACCGCCGCCTGTAACTGCTTTAATTGATTCTGCAGGTTTACGTAGGGTTTTTTGTACAGTTGTTTGAGCATCAAATCCTACAATAGCACTACCTTTAATTGTAAAGGTCCCAATGTGACTATCTGCCACAACATGGATAAGTTTGCGTTTGGCTGTGTCATATAACCAGGCTTCGCTGGCATTTACTAGTTTTGTAACTGGTTCTGACTTGAGGTTAAGTTCATCAAACTCTCGCAGGAACTTGAATTTACGGCTTAATTTTTCTGGACTTACTGCTTTTTTGGCACGTGGTTTGCGTTCTACTTTTTTCAGTTGAACGTAACTGGCGCAATCGTTGATTACAGTTTCGCAGAATTTCACACACTGCTTTAATTGGTTCTTGTTAAGATGGCTATATCCTTCAACTAGGTCTGGATCAACTCCTTCTAATACTTCTGTAAACTCAGCCAGACGTAGCTCCCAAACTGTACTCACAGTTCCTATCATGTTGGGACTAATGTTCATACCACGCATGAGTTTGATTGGACTAAAGTCTGCACTCATCTTGGCACCGGCTACAACAAAATCATCAAACATGCCTTCGAGTTCGCCACAACACTCTGATACTTTTTCACGCAGATGATCTTGAATTGTGAGTTTAGCTACTGCGGCCTCTGAGTCAACTTCTGATTGCTCTCGTTTCTTTTCTTGTTTGACTTTGAGCATGGCACTAATCTGTTCGTCAACAATACCTTGTTCATGATCGTTGAGTACCAGGCCAAGTAAAGTCATGCGACATACCCAAGCCGGTGTAAGACGAATTTGACTGTCAGGGATACCACGCATGGTCTTAGCGTCTACCTTGCGGCCGTTGTGCTCTAAATAATGGCACAGCATTTCTTTGGCGTCTTTTTTGCCATAGTGATAGTTATACCACTGGAACGCATTGGCCAAACTGCTGATGCGATTTTCTTCTGTAGGTTGGAATTTCCACTCTGGTTCAAACCCAACATATTTGGTTTCAGCACCCTTGGGGTTTAGTCTTTTGATTTCGTTTGATTTAGCCATAGTCTTTATTGTATATTAAATTTTAGTAATGTCAACCTAATAGGCTGGCAAAGGTTATGTGTTGTTCTAGATTAGTCAATAGATCATTAACTTTTTGCACCAGTTCTCGGTAACGAGCTGTTTCTCGGTGCATGCGACGGCATTCTACACTTTCCATATCTGCAGCCACAATAGCTTGGTCTACTGCTCGTGTCATTTTAAGCAGGTCGCGGCGAGCCACCTTGTTTTTAACTGTAGCAATTTGCTTTTCAGCCCGATCTAAGCGTTGAAATAACTCGTCCATTTTGTAATTATACTGGCTTTTGAATTCATAGTCAATCTGGCCCATAAATACACTACTATGCCGCGCCTGTCACTTTACCGCCCTAACCGAACCAATGATTATCAGTTCTTAGATCGCACGATCAGTGAAATGTACACTGTGGGAGGACTGGACATTTTTGTCCACAAATATCTTGGCCCGCAAGGTGCTGGTGTTGACAACGGCAACAACGATGCCACTATTCCCAATTATGCCACAACCAATCCTTTATTCATTGAAGATTTGCTGTTGTTGGAAAATCGCGATCGAGTGTATGCACCCGATGTGTTTGTCATGCGCGGTGTTTACAGAACGCAAGACATTGACTTTGATCTTACACAATTTGGCCTGTTTTTAAACAACGATACACTTTTTATTACCTTTCACTACAATGACATGATTGACACGTTTGGTCGCAAGCTCATGTCAGGCGATGTTATAGAAGTGCCCAATCTGCGAGACTATCATCCTTTAGATACCAGCCTGGTCAAAAGCCTGCCCAGATACTATGTAATTCAAGATGCCAACTTTGCGTCAGAGGGATTTAGTGTTACCTGGCAACCGCACCTGTGGCGAGTCAAGGCTACACCCATGGTCAACGCTCAAGAGTACAGCCAGATCATCAACGAACCATTTATGCCGGAGAACATATGGGATCCTGGTAATTTTTATCCCAACGGAGTGGTGGTCAACAATGGCAACACCTACTACACTGCCAACGGCAATGTGCCGCCGGGCACTGCCATTGACGCTGTGAATCCTAGCACTGGGCAACCTTATTGGACACCCACTACGCCCAACACAGTGGGCGACAAACAAAGTACCAGACCCAAAGATCTTGCCATCAACGATGCCATACTTACACAAGCATACGAAGATGTTCCACTTAGTGGATATGACAATGTAAAATTTTATATCTTGCCAACCGGACCCAATGGCGAGCCTGGCAGTGCTGGACTCACTGCTGACAACACCACTAACACAGTAGATGGAACAGAAACCGGAGCTGGCATTACGCCCAATGGTTTTGGCTATGCACAAGGGTACCTAACCGGTTCAACTCATGCTCCTAATGGCCTGCCGGTCACGCCAGGTGTGCAGTTTCCGCCCACACCGGTGCTGGGAGATTACTGTTTGAGATTAGATTATTTTCCCAACAGACTGTTTCGTTTTGATGGCAGAGTTTGGTTGGCCATCACGGACAATGTCAGAACTGATCTTGACTATGCCACCCAAGCCTTGACACAACGTGCCAGCTTTGTAAACAATACCTATACAGTACCCACCACAGACCAAGGCAACATACCTAGTCGACAGAGTCTCAGTGAGATACTGGAACCACAACCCGACAACGGCAACCAAGGTGGTAACATTACACCTGCCAATCCAAGACCCCCAGGGAGATAATTATCGCTCAGTTTTTTTACGACGCCCAAATCCGTCGCTTCTTGTTACAGTTTGCCAGAATCTTTTCCAACTTTGATGTGGAATATGGACCTAACCAGGCCGGACAAGGACCAGGTTCTGAAATTGATACCTTGATTCGCGTGCCAGTTCGCTATGGCGATGCCAGCCGACAAGCACAGACCATCCTGCAGAACAATTCGGCCAACGACATGCCGTCAACTCCCCTGATGACCTTTTACATAACAGATTTAAAATACGATCGTCCTAGAATGCAGGAGCCCAATTTTGTCGACAATATTGCAGTGCGGCAACGCACCTACGATAGTGCCACTGACACTTACGAAACTACCCAGGGCAATGCGTTTACCATAGAACGAGTCATGCCAGTGCCATATGAAATGACAATAAATTTAGATATTTGGACATCAAACACCAACCAAAAAATGCAGTTGTTAGAACAAATATTAACGCTGTTCAATCCCAGTTTGGAAATTCAAAGCACTGACAACTACATTGACTGGACCAGCCTAACTGTGTTATATCTCAAAGACAGCAGATGGAGCAGTAAAACTATTCCGGTCAACGCAACAGATCCTATCGACGTGGCCACCTTGACTTTTACCTTGCCCATGTGGATTACGCCACCTGCCAAAGTCAAAAAACTTGGCGTTATCGAACGTATCATTGCCAGCGTATATGATGCGCAAGGCGATCTCAACAATGCACTAACCAACAGTGATTTACTGCTGGGCACCAGACAACGTATTACCCCATATGCATATCAGGTATTGTTGATTGACAACAAGTTGCAGGCTCTGCGATCACAACAGACAATCGACGAGTCCAATGCCAGTTTGACTCCGCCAGACAGCCCCGATAGTAACTTATTATGGCACAGTGTGATCAACTTGTACGGAACCTTGAGGCCTGGTATCAGTTACATCACTCTGGAACAACCAGATGGAACCGATGTCACTGGCACTGTGGCATATGATCCGACCGACGATAGATTTTTGTTGTTTACTGTCAACACCGGCACTGTGCCGCCCAACACGTTGGCACCTATTACCGCTGTGATTGATCCTTTGGCAGGTGGACCAGGAGATGGCTTGGCGCCGGCTACTGTTGGACAACGATACCTGTTTACACAGGCAACTGGATCTTACAACAACCCTGGCTTGACCAATCCAGAAATTTGGACTGGTATTAATGGGCAACCTTTGGTGGCCTTGGCAAACGATATTGTGGAATACGACGGATCAAGATGGAACATAGTATTTGACAGTGCCTCAAGTCCTGCAAACATGCAGTATGTGACCAATATCACTACAGAATTGCAGTATCGGTGGACTGGCACGGCCTGGGTCAAATCATACCAGGGGCTATACCCCGGAGGCGCATGGACACTGGTATTGTAAAAGCAGTGGGCGTTTGGTTTTACGCTATTAACAGCCGTCGGTATCTTTATCTCATGCGAAACGATCCCAAACATCCTGGGTCGTGGGGCTTGCCGGGTGGGCGAGTGGAAACCGGAGAAACCTTATTGGCAGCCATGAATCGCGAATGTTGCGAAGAAATGGGATTTGTTCCCGAGTATATCAAATTAATACCCTTGGAAAAATTTACCACTGCTGATCTGGGATTTGAATATCACACATTTTTCTGCATTGTCGACAATGAATTTTGTCCTGTGCTTAATAACGAACACATAGGCTATGCCTGGATCAATTCTGGCACCTGGCCCAAACCCATGCATCCAGGTCTATGGTCAACTGTAAATTTTGACGCGGTGCAAAGTAAGATTTTAACTATCGAAACCAGTGTTCAAATGTCGCAGTAACCAATAAAGTCGCCGTACGGCATGACCTGCGTGTTAGGATAACTGGCCCAGATGTCGGGCATTCTGGTTGATTCGCCTACTAGATAAAATTTAGTGCCAGTGTAGGCACGAAATATACCGGCAATTTGATCTGCCCATTCGTTATGGCCAGCCGATGTTTCGTCGGTATAGCCCAACATGAATATGTCTTTGTGTCCGTCAAACGCTGCCAGATATACCACAGTGGCCAAGTCAACTATCCTGGGTCGCAAGGGAATTAGATAAAATTCTCCCGGGTGTGCAATACAATAACGAGGGCTAGTGTACACAATATTGCTAATTTGATAACCGATTTCTAAAATGTTAGCTAATTTATCAGCGTTGGTTTCTACTGCAAAGTCCAAGCGCATTTGTTGAGCAATTGTGCCAGTGCCATAGGTTTGTAATTTTTTGCTGCCCAACAGGCCGCCACGGTGGCGTTGCAATCTAGTGTAGTCAAATCGTTTTTGATCTTGTCCACTACCAATGCAGGCAGCTCGACCACTGAGATGGTGGTTCTCAATAGGATTAGCAATCCATTCACGTGTTTCTGTTTTTTTTCCGCTGGTCCATTTGGTCTCAAGAATTACAAACTCGCCAAGATAGTCAGTTCGATATCTGGCATCCATTAAATCCTGCCTACTGCCACTTCAATTGTGCCTACAGTGTCTGAATCATATGATTCAAGAGCTTTGCCAATGATACAACCGGGTTGATATTGTGACATATCCAATCGTGTGGCTATGCCAGGAATGGAGCTAGATACCAAGCGATCACCTTTGGCAATGGTACCAATCACATGGCATGGCACTCGGCCAACCAGGGCCACTTGTACGGTATTGATACCGGTAAGTGTGCTGTTCATTAGGTAGCTGGGGTTTGTACTTACAATACCGGCTACTTGAGTGCTGTGTGACTGTGTTGTAGAGGTAACTTCTTCGCCGCCGCCAAAATCAAGTACAGTGCCGGGAGTGTATTCTGAATCGGCACGGTACATCTCTGCCAAGTCAGCGTATTGTGCTGATGTTGCCCGAGCAAATATGGTGTTGTAGCTAAGTGTGGCACTACCAATATTGGCCGTAGCATTGGCTGAGGGCATGATGTTGGCGCCAGTGTTGATATTTCCTGTGCCATTGGGTGACAAGGTAATGTTGCCGTTGCTACTGGTAATAATGGTCAATGGCCCTGTGTCAACAATGTTACCAACTAGGCTCAAATCGCTGCCTGCGGTAATAGCACCGGTGACACTCACAGTGGCGCCTGTGTGCGTTGTAGCGTTGACGTTGGCTCCACCTAAAATGTTACCACCTCTGATGTTGCCCGTGGCACTGATCAGCCCGCCGGTTAGAATATTTGCACCGGTGATATTGCCGCCGGTAATTGTACCAGTGGTTGATATTACATTTGATCCTAGTGTGGCCAAATTAGAATTAGTATATCCAGCTGGCAAGCCAGTTAACTGACTACCGTTGCCAATAATAAATGAGCCGGTGATGTTACCCGATGCTGACACGCTAGTAGGAGTAAATGTTCCTGCTATCAGTGTTCCACTAGCAATAACGTTGCCTCCGGTAATGTTGCCAGTAGCCGATATACCAGTTGTGCCGTCTAAAATTAGTGCCATTTTGTTGTCCTTGGTGTATTTATGTTTATATTATGTTTAATGTGCTACCGTTTGGCACAAGAATATTGTTGGCAGGATCCACACTTATGGGGCCAATTAACATTGAGTTTATATTTGGTCCAATAACCACGTTGCTGGTTATTGTTTTGGGGTTTGAAAACACCCCGTACACTGTAAGTTCGCCCGGGCTTACTTCTACAGTATCTTGCCCATTGGTATATAAATTAATATTTCCATTAGCTGTAGCAATGACCACATTTGAGGTGCCATTGCTAATGCTGTTTGAAGAGGCAGATATACCAGTAAGTTGGCTACCATTACCAATGAAATAATTGCCGGTAATATTACCTGTGGCACTGACTCTACCTGTAATATCTAGTCCACTGGTACTGAATACTGCCACATTACCTGTACCACCAACTCCTACTGTGACATTGCCACCTGAACTGACCACAGTTACATTTGACGTGCCATTGTTGATATTGGCCACACTGGTGATAACTCCAGTGAGCGAAACTCCGTTGCCTAAAATATAAGCACCGGTAACATTGCCTGTGGCACTTATGGCTCCACCAGTTAAGACGTTGCCGCCAGTTACATTACCTGTGACACTTGCTGTTCCAGAAGTTACTGTGCCTGTACTACTGATCAGCAACACATTGGCCGTACCAGCTGAGCTTATTGTGACATTGGCATTTGAGTTGACTACTACATTTGACGTGCCTGACGATATTGAGTTGGCCATGTAGTTTTGTGTAAACGTCAGGGCCGTGGTATTGATTACGATAGGGTCGTCGGTGATCAGTTTCCACTGGGTGTCGGCGTAGATGGTACCTTCGGTGACCATCACAATCATGCCAGCTTCAATTTCACCAGTTTCGTTGCCGTCTGATGTTCTGGCCCAGGTTCCGTTGCTGCCAGAACCCAGTGTGGTCACAAAATAAAGTCCGTTTTGGCTTCCGGTGCTTTGACCGGTAACCAGCACACGATCATTCAGGCTCAGAGTTACACCGTCTACACTGTTTGGTGCGCCGCCGCTCAAGGTAATATTGGTTGTTGTAACTACCCGTGTGGACTGTTTGTAGTCTAAATTGAATATCTGTGCAGCACGCGGTTTGGTTAAGCCCATTGTTGTTCCATTAATATCTAATATTTAGTCAAAAAAATAGGACTCCTCGGAGTCCTATTTTAACTAGATAAATCCTAGTTTAGAAGCGTCCTACTACCACTTCTATTGTGCCTTCTGTACCATCAAAGTCTTCTAACGCCTTGCCAATCACAGTACCAACACGCGGATCTGCTTCGGCTCTAGCACGGCCTAGTCCAGCTGCAACCATCATGTCACCTTTGCGCACTGTACCAACAACCTGACACGGTACACGACCTGTAAGTGCTACTGTTGCTACAAATGTTGCGGCTAGTCCGTCGTTCATGATGTAGGCTGGATTTGTGGACACTATGCCTGCCACACGACGGTCGCTATCTACAGCATCCACAGTGACTTCTGCTGTGCCACCAAACACAACTACTGTGCCCGGAGCATAAGCCGCGTCAGCAGTGTATTTCTCTGCCAAGTCAGCGTACTGTGCTGATGATGCAAGAGCAAACACTTGATTAAATCTTGTAGAACTTGATCCAATATTGCCCACACCATTGGCTTGACCGTTTACGATGTCTTTGTTAACAACAATCGCTCCTGTGCCGTTTGGAGTCAACACAATGTTACCGTTTGATGCTGTGGTTCTAATGTCTAACTGACCTGAATCTTCAATGGCACCACTCAATAACAAGTTGCCACCGGTGATGTTGCCGGTGACGCTTGCCAATCCAGTAATAAATGCACCTGTAGTGGCAAACACTGCCACGTTTGATGTTCCACCAATGCTAATATTGGCATTGCCACTAGGTGTTTGAATATCAATGCTTGTGGTGCCGTTTTGTATACGATCGCCTAAGATGTTTCCACTTAGCGTTGCATTACCAGACACACTCAAGTTGCCCACAATGTCTACCAGGCCTGGGCTGATGGTCATAACTGTGGTGCCGGCCACGTTGCCACGTATGTTGCCACCACTGGACACAATTGACATGTTTGACGTGCCACTGGTAATAGCAGTGCTGTTGATGTTTCCACCCAGGATACTTCCAGTGACACTAAGGTCTCCGGTTACATTGACCTGTGCGGCAGTGTCACTGACTCCAACCACAGCATTACCACTGGAATTGCTGATGCTAGTCACTGAGGTTGTTGTGGTGATTTGACGAACTTCAATTGCATCACCTTGAGCTGGAGCTTCTGTAAAGGTCAACACGCAGGTTGGATCTGTACCCGACACCGAGTATGCCGTGATTGGAATCTGTACCACACCGTTGATACTAACAATACAACTGTTGGTAGTCTGCGTTGAGTTTAACGTAAATGCCACTTGTGATCCATCACCAAAGAACTGCTCATTGGTAATAACTGTGAACTCTGGAACACCCACTGCGGTCCATTGACTGTTGTCATACAACTCTAGGTTATTGTTGGTGGTGTTGAAACGCACCATGCCGGTAACACCAACTGCTGGACGTTGTGCAGTATTTCCAACCGGTGTCAAGATTGAGTTGGTTGAGTTGAATGCCACAATAGCATTGATTGTCTGTGTAGCACTGCCAAAGCTGGCTGTGCCTGTACCAGCATCCACATAAAACACATTGGCCACTGTGTCGCCGTTGACTGCAAAGTCCACGTCGCCGCCTGCTGTGTTGAAGTTTACACGACCATTTGTATCGGTGATATCATCACCAGAAATAACAATATTGCCGCCTTGTAGTTGGCCTGCTGTTGAAATATTACCAGCTATGATGTTGCCAGTAGCACTTACTGTACCGCCAGTTTGGACATTGCCGCCTGTGACTGTGCCTGTTACACTAGCACTTGATCCTGTTATAACACCACCCACTGTGGAGGCGGCTGTTACTGTGCCACTTGCACTGACTGAGGTGCCAAACACATTTCCATTGAAATTGCTTGCATTAACGTTGCCGCCTACTGTGACCAAATTGCTGGTCTTGTCAAATGTAAATCCTGATGTGGCATTGGTTGTGCCATTGTCATTAAATTCAACCTGTGTGTTGGCGCCTGGTGCACTGATGTTACCAGAAATATTACCAATAAAGTTGGCTGCAATTACATTGCCGGTGGCACTTACATTACCTGCCGTCAGTATGTTTGCACCAGTTACGTTGCCACCTGCACTAACAGTGCCACCTGTGGCAATATTACCACCTGTAATAGTGGCAGTAGCACTGACTGTGCCACCTGTGGCTAGGTTACCCACTGTTGCAGTTCCTGTGACACTGGCTGTGCCGCCTGTTTGCAAATTGCCACCAGTTACTGTTCCAGTAGAACTAACCAGTCCACCTGTTAAAATATTTCCGCCGGTGATATTGCCAGTGGATGTTATTAGACCACCTGTGATAATGTTGGCGCCAGTTATTTCACCGGTAGCACTGACTGTACCACCAGTGGCTAGATTACCCACGGTTGCAGTGCCTGTGGCACTGATCAATCCACCTGTAAACACATTACCGCCTGTAACGGTACCTGTTGCACTTACTGTACCACCTGAGGATATGTTTCCAGTGGCACTTACAGTGCCGCCCGTGGCTAGATTACCTGCAGTGGCCGTACCAGTTGCACTGATTATGCCGCCTGTTAAAACGTTTGCACCTGTGATGTTTCCTGCGGCACTTACGGTGCCGCCGGTGGCCAAGTTGCCACCTGTAATTGTGGCTGTTGCACTAACAGTTCCGCCAGTAGCTAAGTTGCCACCTGTAATTGTGGCTGTTGCACTAACAGTTCCGCCAGTAGCTACATTACCCGCTGTGGCTGTGCCAGTTGCACTGACTGTGCCACCTGTAAGAATATTTGCACCTGTAACATCGCCGCCTGCACTGACTGTGCCACCTGTGGCTATGTTGCCTGCTGTAACAGTACCAGTAGCACTTACTAGGCCTGCTGTTTGTAAATTACCAGTTTGTGTTGTTCCAACCACACTCAGTGTGGTCAAATTGCCAACTGATGTTAGGCTTGAAAAGGTTACGTTGGGACTTAGGGTGTTGCCAATCAGGTTACCAGCATTGACACTAGAAGCTGCTACACCTGTCAATTGTGAACCGTCACCTAAGAAAAAGCTTCCGGCACCTGCTGTAATATTTCCTGCAGAACTTACAGTACCACCAGTAGCAATATTACCTGCTGTTATTGTAGCAGTAGCACTCACAGTGCCACCTGTGGCAATGTTGCCGCCTGTTACTGTGCCTGTTGTGCTGAGACTTGTACCAGTTGCAGCACCAATATTTGGTGTTGTAAGATTTGCGCCTGCTTTGACACTGATGTTTCCTAAGCCATCAAATGCTGTGGTGTTGTTGTCAACTTTGGCCGAGAATACTGTGCCGGTTAAACTTAAACCAGCCGATGTGTTGGCCGAGTATACTTGAGTAGAACTGAACTGGGCAAATTGTATATTGCTGGTGCCGAATACAATAGGAGTAGTTGGAGCATCAACAATAAATGCAGATCCAGCATTGACGTTACCGCTGGTTGTAAAGAAGTAATCGTTGAGACCCAAAGCAAATGCATTGCCGGTGCCAGCAGTATCTTCGTCGGCAGCTCGTGTAATTACCGTGGCATTGGACCAAACATAGACACCGTTTTGTACAGCGTTGGCTTGATCTTTGACCAAGATACGTGTGCCCACGGTCTGAACGTTGCCTGTATCAATAAGATTAAACGAACCTGTAGTGGTCAATGTTGCGCCAATACCATTGGCCGCGCCGTTGGGTTGAGCATAGGTAACTGTACCACCTGTGGCTGTTTCCAAGGTGGTGTTTGTGGATACAAAGACTGCTTGGTGAAAAGAGATAGCAGTGCTGACCATGTTGTCAACATAGTATTTGCTGGCTGCGTCAGCGTCCTGTACTGGATTCAATTGCAAGCCATTGATATATGTGTTGGCCAATACAACATTGCCCGTTGTCTCAAGATTTAGGTTGCCTGCGCCGGCACGCAATGTTAGTGTTGTTGCGCCATAAACTTGTGGAGCATTGAGATTGCCGCCAGTGATGTTGCCTGTTCCACTGACAACTCCAGAACCAAATAACAAGTTACCACCAGTGATGTTGCCGCCGGCACTTATTGTGTTGCCTGTGGCAAAGTTGCCGCTGACAGTGTTGCCTGCTACACTCAAATTACTCAACACACCTACACTTGTCAAACTTGAACCAACTACGTTGTTTGCAAGGAATGTGCCTGTTAATGTTTCTGCATTGGCTGATGAAGCAACAACTCCTGTTAACTGTGATCCGTTACCAATGAAAAAACTTCCAGAGCCGGCTGTGATGTTTCCTACAGCACTTACAGTGCCGCCAGTGGCCACGTTGCCGCCTGTGATATTGCTTGTAGCACTAACAGTTCCACCTGTGGCAATATTGCCACCTGTGATAGTACTAGTAGCACTTACTGTGCCACCTGTGGCTAAGTTACCTGCTGTGGCTGTGCCGGTAGCACTTACTGTGCCACTTGTGACAATATTACCTGCTGTGGCTGTACCTGTGGCACTGACAACGCCGCCGGTTAAAATATTGCCGCCAGTGACGTTGCCACCTACACTAGCTGTTCCACCTGTGTTTATGTTGCCTACTGTGGCAGTGCCAGTGGCACTAATCAGTCCATTTATTAGAACATTAGCACCTGTGATATTTCCAGTAGCACTAACTGTACCACCTGTAGCTATATTGCCACCTGTGATAGTGGCAGTAGCACTGACTGTGCCACCTGTGGCCACGTTGCCTGCTGTAACCGTGCCAGTTGCACTGACTGTACCACCTGTTAAGATATTTGCGCCGGTGACATTGCCACCAGCACTTGCAGTTCCTGCGGTTGCTAAATTTCCAACTGTGGCTGTGCCTACTGCTGATAAAAATCCGTTGCTCTGAATGTTACCGCCGGTGATTGTTCCAGTTACGTTGGCAGTGCCGCTGGTAGTTAAACTACCACCGGTAATATCACCTGTGGCACTGATCAATCCACCTGTAAACACATTACCGCCTGTAATTTCTCCGGTGGCGCTTACATTACCGCCTGTGTTAACATTACCTGCTGTAACATTTCCAGTGGCACTAATCAATCCAGCCGTTTGTAAATTACCCGATTGTGTTGTTCCACTAACACTGAGACTGGTTAGTGTACCAACTGTTGTGAGGCTGGAAAAAATTACATTTGGACTTAAAGTATTACCAATCAAGGCATTGGCATTGACGCTACTAGCAGCAACACCTGTTAACTGGCTGCCGTTGCCCAAGAAAAAACTTCCCGAGCCGGCTGTAATGTTACCTGCAGCACTTACAGTACCACCTGTGGCAATATTACCACCAGTAATTGTGCTAGTAGCACTGACCGTGCCACCTGTTGCTACATTACCTGCTGTGGCTGTGCCAGTGGCACTTACATTGCCGTCTGTAAGAATATTGCCGCCGGTGATTGTGCTGGTGGCACTTACAATGCCGCCTGTTAAAATATTAGCACCTGTGATATTAGCGCCGCTGATGATGTTGCCTGTGGCACTGACCAATCCTGCTGTCAAAAGATTACCACCAGTGATGTTGGCGGTGGCATTAACTGCGCCAATCAGGTTGCCCACTAGACTGCTTGTTCCGCCGACTACAATATTGCCGGTAACGTTGGCACTGCCGGTGGCAAAGTTGGCATAACTGTCGATTGCCACAGTTGTGGTGGTAATGTTTGACGTGGTAAAAACCGTAACAAATGTGCCTGCGCTTTCGTCCCATACAAATGCAATATTGGTTTCGTCGCCGCGATCTCCAATAAATCCAATGTCCACTGCTGGTGCGCCGGTTGCAGTCGATGCCAGTAAAATAATTGGATCTTCAATTGTGACAATAGTGGTATCAATTGCAGTACTATTGCCCTGCACCGTAAGATTGCCAGCTACAGTTAGATCTGAACCGTAGGTTAAATTATTGGCAATTTTTCCTGCCGTAATCGAATAATTTTGTAATTTGGTGTTGGCATTAATGCCCAGCAACACGTTGCCTGCTGATGCATCTGTTATCTGATTGTTATTAATTCTTGTTACGGCCATGGCTCTCTCCAGTTTATGGTCTTAACAGCCGCGAATTTTTCAAGGCTATGACATATTTACCAAGGTCGTGACAAATGACATTTGTGCGCGGTTTATTTGCACTATATTTGCTCAAGAGCTAATTGTGTGTAAAAATGCGTGTTTTTGATACCGCTAGACCAGGATTTGTATTACAAATATCTGATGTCGATCACGTCACTCACTGCTGGAGCTTCAGTAAAAATCAAGTTTACACTGGGGCTTGGACTGATGTTGTAAGCAGTTCCAGGCAACTGAGTCACTCCGTTCAGCATGATCAAGGCCGCAGCGCTGGTGGTTGATCGATTCAAGGTAAATGCCACAGTGGTTCCGTCACCGTTGAATGTTTGATTGGTCACGCCGCTTACAATTTGATCCCACTCGGTACCATCGTACACTTCAACTCGTAAGTTGTCAGAGTTGAATCTCATGGTGCCTTCGCTGGCAGGACTAGGGCGTTGAGCAGTGTTACCCACAGGTAAAATTAAACCGGTTGTGGTGTCAATTGAAACGATTCCATTACCAGTGGGCTGAATAAAGATATTGGCAATGGTACCATCTGTGGTTATAGTTGTATTGGAAATTTGCAAATTGCCAATACTGACATTACCGGGCTGATTTGTAACACCAATTGCACCTACGTATTCGTAACCTGAAATATAAACCACGTTTCCTGCGGTCAATACTGTTGGAATTGTTTCTCCAATAAAGTTCAGCACTCCTGCTTGTGTGTCAAAGTAATATTCGCCAACTCCGCCAATGCCCGCGGCAAATATTTGAGTGCCAGTGGCTTGAATGTTGGCTGCTGCTGCAGGTCCTACATATACTTTAGGCAACCAGGTAGCACCCATTTCCTGCGGAATCCAATAAGATACACCTGACAGCCAGGTTGGATATATGTTGCCAATGGGCGGAACTGTGGTATCTGCCACACACTGCACTGAATTGCTGTTTATTCGAGCGTTTGAAATTCCCGAGACAGCTTGAGCCGTGGCGGGTATCTGATTGCTTTCCATCCAGATAATGTCACCGCGCAAGAAAGCAGGGCTAGCGATACTTTCGTTGCTGGCGCTTTTGACTGTGCTGTTGGCTGTTTTTGCAACACCCTGCAGTTTTTTAAACAGTAGGTCAACGTATTGTGCTATTGAGACGGCCATTAGTTGCTCGCTGCCTTGAGTGAAAGGCCAGTAACTGACTGACCTGAGGTTAATGCTATACGAATATAAATTTCGTTGGTGGCTGTGCTGGAACTTGATACTGTGCCAAAGGTACAGGTTTTGCTGGTGCTGGCCACTGTGGTGTTCAATTGCACAACTCCGCCCAACGAGCATCCATCACTGCCATTACCTGGACTGTTGACTCCGGGATATCCACTTCCGGCATAGGCCTGAGACATGTCAATCCATCCATTTGCACCAGAACTAGAATCAATTACACTGCCAGGCAGTGCTACCCACATACCAGCTATGTTACCGGCATAGGTAATGTCAAATTTACTCACTGCGGTACGCACAAATTCAAATGTAAAATATTGTGTTCCACTTCTGCCTGCACTTAGGTTGGGTCCAGCTGGCAGATAGCCAGTTGAATAATTTGTTTGATCGTGTCTGAGTACGCCTTGTACGCCACTGCCGACTACTGTGGCGTCATAAGTTTGTAGTGTGCTGGACTGACTGTTAAACGCAGTTGCGTTGGCAGTATAGGGCGGAGTATTTCCTGTGCCAGGATTTATGATACGAACTGCATTTCCACTTCCGGTGCCCACCGCAGTTACCACAATGTTACCTTCGTCGATGGCAGTTGCTGTACCTGATTTGTACAATACTATATTACCAAGGGCTGTGGTCAATGTCAACGTGCCTGTGGCATAACTGTTGTTCACAGACAAACTTGGGCCTGTGGCACTGCCTCCAAATCCGGTTGTAACTGCGGCTGTGGTAGTAAAGCTGGCTGATTGAAAAGCGTTTAGTGTGTTGCTGCCAATGTTGCTGGCATTGTAATTTACACTAGCAGGAGCGGCAAAGCTTCCGCCGGCCGAGCCTGTGGACAACACATTGGATGTTGGGTAAGTATTGCCCGACACATTGGCCACTGTGGTGCCAATGGCGAATTGGTTGACGTTGGTGTAAAATGGTATGGTACTGCTGTACAGTAACGTAGGCGACCCAGGTGGGGTCATTGTGGTACTGGTGAAACTGGGTGTGCTGGGACTGCTGTTGTCGTAGTACCAGACAGGTGTGTTGGTATTGGCTGTGGCCGAATCTGCAATATAAATTTCGTTCCATCCGGCAGGTGCAGACGTGCCAGAGATAGCGGCACTAAACACATACCAAAATCCAGCGGCAATGTTGGCATTGGCCGAATTATAATCAAAGTTGTTGGTGATAACCAAATTGCCACCATATGTGCCGTTGGCACTAGGACTAGCATTGGTGTTTAATGTAACGTTGCCAACGTTGGCTCCATTGCGCACAGCGGTAATAGTCCCAGAGTCGCCTGGACCCACTGTGCTGATAGTGTTGGTAGCATAGGTAGCGGCTCGACGAACTGAGGTTACGGTTGTGCCAGCTGCCACTGATTTATTTGCGCCAGGTGTATTGTCTGTTTGAACAATATTGGCCATTCTATATGTAGAGAGGCTTGAAATAGCAAGTGTCTGGCCACCTGGAAAATTACTCGGGCTTGGCGGTACCAGTTTTCCTAATACTGTATTAATTTGGACCATGCCATCTGTGACAAACGTGTTGGCTGTGAGCGTGACTGCGTTGCTGATTAGATTGCCGGCGCTGGGCGTGCCCAATATAATAGCATTACCTATCACACCGCCGCCAACGTTGCCCACTGCTTGGTCTACATAAAATTTAGTTGTGGCATCTGTGTTAGCCACAGGTTCTGCTAGGTTGTTGATGTTGATATTACCAGCACTGATATTACCAATGTTAGAAATAGTAACATTTCCAACTGTAATCACGCCGGCTACTTCGAGGGTGGATGTTGGGCTAACAGTATTAATGCCCACATTGGCATTGCTAATAGACAGATCAATGCCGTCTCTTTCAAGATTGCTTGATAAAATCTGTCCTTTTACATAATTGACTGCCATGGATTATCCCTGTATAGGGTATTTAGCTGATTAGTTAGTGGTATGAATCACATTGATCGGTACAGTGTTGGGTGGAGCCGATGTAAATGTAATGTTAAGACCGCCGTCAACTGTGTAGGCTGTGGCTGGATCCTGATAGATTGAGCCCACAAACACAATGATCTGAGTGGTTGTGTCTTGGGCGATACTCATGGTAAACACCGTGGTACTGCCATCGCCCACAAAGTCATCCACAGTATAGGTTATACTGCCACCAGTGCTGAGCGAATTCCACATTGATCCATTGTAAAATTCTACTAGGCCAGTGTCGGTGTTGTAACGAATCATGCCAAAAGCAGCGTTGTCTGGGCGGGTGGCCGAACTGCCAGTGGGCAATACCACTCCACTGCTGCCACTTTGCAGGCGGCGATTTTTTACAAAATATCCCATTAAATTGTGGTATACGAAGTGACCGCGGTCACTGTGTTGGCTGTGGTTATTACCTGTACAAAGTCTCCGGCGCCCAACAATAATTTTTCTCCAGCGGCATAAAGTTGGTAGGTGTCTCCACTGGCCAATGGCAATGCATATAAAATTTGATTGCTGGTTGTTGCAGTTCCACTGCTGGGCACTACAAATACGTTGGCAGTTACGTTGGCAGGACCCCAATTGTTCAAGCTGAGCCAGGTAATAGCAGTGTTACCGCCGCTGGTATAAACTGTATTACCAACTACAGTGTTGCTGATCACTTGTGTTGTTATTGTCATTTTTATTCCTTAAAATATAATTCCGTAAACAATGGCTTTGCCTTTACTTACTAATTCGTCGTTGGCACTTGCTGAGGTAAAGTACAATCCAGTTCCGCCACCGCCTATCACGTTGCTGTATACAGCTACAGCATTGGCCACGTTAGCTGGTGTAGCGGTGTTAGCAAAAACTTGGTGTCCACTCAAAAACAGTCTGTTGCTGACTTTGTTAAAAGACAAGTTGGCCGTGGCTCCAAACGAACCAGAATCGTTGAACTGTATCTGTGTGTTAGCACCTCCAACCGCCACTGCGGTAACTGTAGTTAATATGTTGGCATAACTTGTAATGGGCACACCCAAACTCGATACACTGTTGCTGATCTGCCAGGCATTGGCCACTGTGTTGAATCGTAGACCAGCAAATGTGGTTGGGCCAGTCTGGCCCAACAGACCCATGTCTGTTACGGTGCCAGTGTTGTTGGCCGCAACTACAATAAAGTCGTCAACTGTGGTCAAGTTACCAGTTTTTGTAACATTACCGTTAAAAATTGTTTCGGCATAGTTGATCGTAAGAGTAGCAAACCCATTATCGCCCGTCAGAGTCAAATCACCACTGGTATTCTTGTATGTAGACATCTATAGATCCTTTTTGTTATTTATGCGGTCTGTAAAGGTTGCCAAGTCAACATGATCCAGATTAGGTATTGTGCCCAATTGTGGGATTTGTGCTGTGGTTGGGCCTTGTACTCGCACAAATTTTACAGATTTGTGTTCGGTCATGATATGTGACAGTTGTTTGATCCAGTTTCCTGTATAGGTCGGCGGAGCATTGCTATCACGGTAAAATTCTGTGCCGGCGTAAAGGTTGTTGATGGTGTTGGCTGTGCTGGGGCCCATGTCAAATCCCAGCAGATAAATGCAGGTATTACCATCTAGAGCTGCAAGTCCAGCCGCGATAGGACCCGAACTGAAACCAAAATATGGTTTGGGCACTACATGGGCTCCCAAATTGGGCAATGGTCGTCTGGTGTAAAATCTGTGCTGGGTACTGTAGCCCGATTCTTGTATGGCCGTGGATATGGGGCGATCTGTGGCAATCAACACATCAGGCACAAATTCTCTGTAGATGGCATTACAGCCGTAGACAGGACCGCGTTCTTGCAATGCTAACAATGAAATACCCTGTCTGCTGATGCCGTTGCCCAGCACAAATGCTTGAGTCATAAAAAAATCCCCACAGTACTTATTTGTGGGGATTGTTCGCAGTGCAAAATTACGAAGTGTAGTTTTCCACAATGGCCAGATCTAAATTGCCAGTGCTGAGCTGGCTAGTGCCGGCCCAGGTTGCAGTATCTGCGCCAGATTTGGCTGTTACACCTTCATCGCTGAAGAAGTTGGCTGCAAAGGTCACGTTGTTGACCACTTGAGTATAGTTCCAAACATCGCCTGTGTCGGCATTGCCACCTGCTTCACCGCCGTTAAAGTTCTGCAAGAACTTGTTGGTCAGCTTGCTGATTGCTGTTTCAGAACTGTCGTTGCTGAAGTAGCTGATACTCATGTTGCCGGCTGTGGGGCTTAGGTCGTTGGCCAATACACAGATACCAACTGCGTTAACTGCACCTGTGCCGGTATCAGCTAAAGCACTAGTGGCTGTGAAAATTGTACCAATTTGTGCATTAGGAGCACCATATGCGGCCCAGTCAGTGTTGCCAACCACAGTGATGCGATATGCTTGGCCCGATACCAGTGCGGTTCTGCTTGTGGCATCTGCTACCAAAAACTTGTGTGCGCCTTTTTGACGAATAATGAATCCGTCGGCTTCGGCAAAGCCTGTTATAAACACACGCACTTTCACAATAGGATATGTGGCTGTGGCCAAGGTAGGTGGCTGTGTGCCGCCCACTACGCCAAGATATTCTGTGTCTGTGTTCCAGATAGGACTTGGTGTTACAGGATTGGTCAAGGTTAAGAGACCGTTGAATCCAATATCTACTCCAGGATTACCTGTTTCGATGATTTTTTTAATTTTGAGAGGACGTCCCATTTTGTTTTCTCCTTAAAGAAGCCCAATGTGGGTTCTAGCCACTACGCGGCTGGGTAAGAGCCGCATAAAACGCCTTATTGCGTTGACAAGTATTTATGGCTAAACAAATATTTTTGGTCAAGTGGCGGGTAATTAAATATGATCATGGATACAGAACACTTGATCGCACACGGCAATACAGCTCGTGAGCAACGCGATCCCGAACAGGCCTTGAGATACTATGCCCAGGCCTTGATACAGGATCGTCATCATGCTGGCGCATTCAACAACTACGGCAATGTATTGAGAGAGACTGGAGACCCAGCAGGAGCTGTCCCGTTTCTACAACGGGCTATACAGTTGGATCCTGCCAATATCACAGCACAGTTCAATTTAGCTGTGGCATATCTGTTACAGGGCAACTATGCTCAGGGTTGGTCACAGTACGAAAGCCGTTGGCAGTACGAGCACTTAGCTGGTACCTTGCCTGACTTTGCGCAACCCAGGTGGACAGGCCAAGATATACAAGGCCGGACAGTTTTGGTCATTGGTGAGCAAGGGCACGGCGACAACATACAGTTTGTGCGCTTTGTGGGTGATATAGTTGGTCGCGGTGCAAAAGTGGTGCTGGTGGTTGATGCCAGTTTAAAACCTTTGTTGCAGGGACCGACCATACCAGATGTGCGAGTGTTTGGCGAGTCTTTGCCAGAATTTGATTTTTGGATACCCATCATGAGCATACCCGGCGTGATTGGATCAACCTTGGAGAATCTATCACTGGTGCAATACTATCTCACAGCCGACAGTCAGCGGGTAGCCCAGTGGCAACAACGATTAGGGGCCAAGCGTCGTCTTAGGGTGGGCTTCTGCTGGTCGGGTCGTAGAGATACCTGGATCAACGGTCACAAGGCCATGCCGTTTGAATCAATGCTGGCTTTGATCCAACGCAACCCTGCTTATGAGTGGATAAATCTACAGTGTGATGCTACTGAATCAGAGCAGACAGCCCTGCTGGCAGCAGGCGTCCGGGCCTATCCTGGAGCCATACAGAGTTTTGCCGATACTGCTGCCTTGATGATGCATATGGATGTGATCCTGGCCGTGGATACTGCGGTGGCTCACCTAGCAGGTGCCTTGGGTCGCCCGGTCTGGGTCATGCTGAATCAATTTGGCCTGGACTGGCGGTGGTTATTGAATCGTGATGATTCGCCCTGGTACAGTACTGCCAGATTGTTCCGTCAACCTGCTATGGACGACTGGACAAGTGTCACTGATAAGATTCACAAATATCTTGCCTGGTATAAAATCTAAGGCTGATAATAGATCACTTGGCCAGTGGCAGGATTGTAGTACATGGCATAGAATCCCGCAGGCACTGTGTTAGACACCTGAACATTTCCCAAAAACAAATTGGCGCCATCGCTGGCTATGACAAAATTTAAATTTCCATTGGTGTTGCCAATGTATATTTGACTGGTATTGGGGTTCACAGTCATCTCGCCTGGGCGTGCATTACCGTTGTAGTTGGCTACAGTCTCTTGCGCATTGTCTTTCATCACAGTGCGAGTGATACCGGTTATGTCTGTGTATGGTGGAGGTGGATTGGCCATATTATTCTCTTTATAATGACATATTTATTAGTCAACAAAAAAGCGCCTTGCGGCGCTTTTCTGCATCTTCCCATCCCTGAGAAAATAAACTGTGTTCTCTGATTAGGAGAATGACAAGTTTTGTACGGCAATTTCTCCAACATAGTCTGCAGCATTGCCGAAAGACGATGCTGTGTTGGTTAATTCTACGAAGCCATAACGTGTCATGAATGATACGACTGGTTCGAATGTTGATGGATCCAACACAACGCCTGAGCTCATGAGCGGAATATATGGGCAATAGAACGCGGCAGCATCTGCCTCGCTGGAACCCTTATAACCAACCAATACGCTAGTGCTGTCTGAAGCATAGCTGTCAACAAACACACGCATTGCGCCATTGAGTGTACCAACAAACTTGGTGTTTGTAGGTGCTTCAAATGTGCCTTCTGTTGTGCGAGCAAAAGCTGAAGTTGTTGCAGATTGCAACACTGTCAACGAAGCTGGACTTACAACAGCATAGTTACCAGCGCCACGACGTGTACGCTGAGCGATCAAGTTAGCAACGCGGTTGATCAACACTGCCAAAGCGGCATGCTCATCACCAACGAATGTTGCTGTACCAGATACAGTAGCTTGGTTGTATGTGAACTCTGTGGCTGCCAAAGTGCGCAGACTCAACAAGATTTCTTGATCAATCTCAGCTGTGATCTCTTGTGCAAGAGCAGCCATAATTTCTGCTTCAACGTCAATGCCATGCATGGCTTGTGCGTCTTGTGCAGATTCAAATGTCCAACGAGCTTGTAACTTACGTGTCTTGGCTTCAACAGCTTGCTTCAAGATCTGTACAGAAATTTGCTTACCGCCTGTGCCTTCCATTGTTGCTGTGTTGTTACCAGTATAACCAGTAGCAGTTGTGGTATTCTGTGGAACTGTAGAATACGCTGTAGCAATTGTGAATGGGCTGAGTGCTTCAGAACCAGCTGCAACGCTAGTAGCGGCTGCGGATTGGTCATTCAAACTCTGTGCATAGCGAACACGTAATGTGTGGATTTGGCCTACTGGACCTGTCATTGGCTGTACGCCTACCAACTCGTTAGCAATAACTGTTGGCATTACACGACGGATCACTGGCAGAATCACACGGTTTAATGTAGCGATGTTGCCAGAAGTTGTAGAACCTGCACTTGCATTCTCACGCAAGTAACGCTTGGTATTTTCGAGGATTACACTCATGGAGCTACGCTTGGAGCCGGATAAACCCTCCAAGAGTGCGTCTTTAGTTTCGTCCCAACGACCTTCTAATAATTCTTGTGACATTTAAGTCTCCTTTGATTATGTCTTGGATTACAGCCCTGCCAAACGCTTGAGATCGATCACATTGCTGGTATTAGCAGCTTGTTGATCTGCATCTGGACTGCGGGCAGATTTATCGCCAGTAGCAATAGAAACTGATTCTGTGATCACTTTATGGGCTTTCGCAGAACGATCTTCTAATACAGCTGGTAGATACTTTTCAAATGCGTTAGACAAACGACTTGTCTGTACGCTTTCGAGCAAACTACGCATCACTTGAGCTTTTTCCTGGTTTAGGGGAGCCAGCAGTTCTTCCAAGGCAGCTTCACGCTGATTGGATTCTTTAAGGATACGCATTTCGCGTTCTTTGGATTCGACAAGAACTTGTGCTTTCTCGACGAATTTGATGGCCTCGGACAGTTTTGAATCTTTGGCAGCAATTACATCATGCAACTTGCGAACTTCGGCTTTCTCATTTAAATGAGTTGCTCCAAATTCACTTGCATATGCTTCAAAAATACGACGACCAAAATTGTTCTCGCGAGCAACTTTGATGTCTTCTTTCAACTGACTGAGTTCACCCTTTAGATGTTGACTAACAGCGTTGGACATTTTCTTGGCACTTTCTGTTACAAAACGTGCTTTGAGCTGTTCCAACTGTGTGCGAGCTTCACGCACCAAACGAACTTTGGTCTCAACGACGTCTTGTTTGTCTTGTGCAAATTCTTGAATCTCACGTGCAAGTGCTTTGACCACAAAAGATTCCAACTTCTGGACACCTTCTGTGTGCTGCTTGCGATCTCTGCGCAGTTCGCTGATTTCTTCTGCAAGTTTTGTGACCATAAAGTTGTTGAACTTTACAGCCGATTCCTTCATCTTGCCTTGAAACACCACGCGATCTTCAGCAAGCTGGGCTTTTTCGGCCTGTACCTGCTCAAGTTCTGTCTTGAGACCTTCTGTTACCATACGATCCAGGGCTTCCACCATCACTGTTTTGTCATGCTCATAGCGTTGTGCAAACTCTTCGCGGAGTTCTGCACGTACCTGTTCACGAGCTTCGTTCAACTTGGCTTCCCATGCTTCTGAGATCTGTTGTTGAGCTTCTTCGTTGATCAAGTCGCTATCTAGTAACGGTTTAATAGCATCTAGCATATTATTTCCCTTCAATCTTGAGACTACGGATCAGACGAACTACTTCATCTTTGACGTATCTCTGTGCTTTGCCGCTCTTGGCCGGATCCTTGAACATGTCCAACAATCTCTGACCGCCGGCATGATTTAACAGGCCTTCGTAGATTGCAGTTGGATATGCGTTTGGAGCACTTGGCTGAGCGACCACATCTACAGTGACTATTTCAAAGTCACTGACATGTCCGTTGGCGTCGTTTACATTGCCTGATCCACGACTGCTAACACCCAATTTAACACCCGAGGTCAACATGGTTTTAACCAGTTCTCCCATGGGTGTAGGTAGTATCTTTAATGTTCCCATTCCTGCAGGGCCATCCATCCACATGTTTTCAATCATGTGACTCACACGATCCAGATTGATTTTTAGATCATCTGGGTGATCAACTTCGCCCAGAACTGAATGACCAGTTTTGATCTGTTCGTTGATGGTGTCCACAGCATTTGCGATTTCACTCACAGGATATACTCGCTCGTTGGCGTTTCTAACGCCGCCCTCGATGCAAATACCTTTTAACTTCATGGTCTTTTGCCCAGAGCCATCCTTGGCTTCCTCAAACAGGACTTCCGCCCTAGCTTGAGTGAAGCTTAGATGTTCTTGTAGATATCGAGCCATATCTGTGATTAAGCCTTAGGAAATGGAGTTTTTGTATTCACACCACTGGCTTGTGCTGTAACTGGCTTTGGAGCTGGCGACATGGTCTTGTTGCCACCTACGCTGTTCTGCACTTTACCAATTAACTCGCCTGTCTTAGGAGCAGGACGGCCTTCGGCTGTGTCACCAGTCATTTTTACAGGACTAGCTACAGCACCTTTGGCGCCACTGTTGTTGGCGTTGGTACTTTTGGTGTTTGTGCCAGCTGGCTCTGAAGTTACAGGAGCAGGAGCTTTGGCCAGGTTGATGGCTTCCATCATGCCCATTTCTTCGTCGCTAAATTCAGCTGTGTCGGTGTCGTCCATTTCCAGATCGTCGCCGCCGTCCATGTCGCTGACTGAGTCGCTGTCCATGTCGTCGCCCATGAGTGCTTCAAATTCAGCCATGAGTTCATCCAACTTGTCTTCTAAATCAACCACGCGGTCTTCAATGTTGTCGCTGGACTCTTCTTCTGCGTCCATTTCGATGTCCATTTCTTCTTCTTCTTGCATGCCTTGTTCTTCGGCTTCTACGTCGTCAATAAGATCGTCAGATGCATCACCACCCATCATTTCGTCGAGTTCTTCTTCTTCCTCGTCCATACGATCTTTTTTGTCATCGTACTCAATGTCTTTAGCGACCTTACGTCCGGCTTTTTCAGCTTTTTCGTCTTCGTCGTGTGTGCTTTCTTCGTCTAACTCTTCAGACTCATCCATTAAATTTTCATAAATTTCACGGGATTTTTCTACCACGATATCGTGGAAAAGCTCTTTGGCTTTGGCTTCTTCGTCATTGATTACAAATTCAATGAGCTGTTCAAATTTTGATGTCATTAATTTCTCCTATAAGATAATGGCTCGTAAGGTATTTAATATCAACGAGTAATATAGGTAGATTTGAGGCGGAAAAGTGGGTGTTTTAAGACAAAAATATTACAAAGCAGGAGGGGCGGCAGGAGGGGCATACTGCTTCTTGACCTGCTTGAGTTTTTCTTTAAATTCAAATGTTCTAACGTCTTGCATTTGGCGTAGCTTGTTAAGCTGTCGCAAAGTCAGGCGAGTCTTGCGAAGATCGTTCAATTGAGGCTGACTATTGTCTTGGCTAACATCCTGATATGCCTCGGGCTCGCGAGAATAAATTTCATTTAGAATCATACTGGTATTTATTAAATTGTCGGAATGGGCGGAGCGCCTGCTGGGGCTGCAGGAACCGGTGTGGGTGCAGGTGTGGCACCCATTTGGGGCGCTCCTGTTTCTGCGCCAATTTCTGCTCCTGCTAGCTCTTGGCCGGTGGCAATGTCGCTTTCTAGTCCAGCAGGTGTGATGCCGATTGATCGTAAATCTTGTCCCTGCGTTGTGGTCAATTCTGGTTCGTCGCGCTCTTCGGCCCAGAGTGTTTCATTTTCCACAATCTCTTCTTGGGTCAGGCCCAGATAACGCTTCATCATAAAACGCTTGCTCATGTAGGGCATCTGCTCTAACTGTGTAAAGGATGCAATGCGGCTGGTGTCCAGTTCACTCTGGCGATATGATGCAAAATTTTGTGGTTCGCACAAGTTGATTGAAAAGAGTCCTGCATCAATGTTAAAACCTCTCCAGCGCAGGAACATTTTAAATTCATCATCTAATTTCTGCATGATCAAGCGTTGTAGACGCATGCAGTACTGGTTAAAACGATACTCTTGTATCAGGGCAGTGCCTACCCGTCCGTCGTTCATGGCACGATCAGAATCGTCGGGACCGGTGGGCAAGTAACTAGAAGGCACACGCAAACCGCGGGCCATTTTGTTGTTAAAGTACTTCAAGTCGTCAATTTCGCCTAGATTTGAGCCGCCGGGTAGTGTAGACACATCAGATCCGCGACCTTCAGCTGTGACTGGGAAAAAGTAGTCTTCATTGATGCTAAGTGGATTGTACGACGCATCCATCATGCTGCCACCGCCACCGGTAGTGGTTGGAATACGCCGTTGATGCATTTCATTCTTGACCCGTTCCACAAACTGCATGGCCATGTGGCTGGGCATGTTGCCAACGTCGATTTTGAATATTCTACGCTCTGGAGCACGTTGCACGCGGTAAATCAGGACTGCGTCTTCCAGGAGTTCTTTTTGTTTGAACACTTTGAATATGTTTTCTAAGATACTCTGTCCAAATGGCCAGAAAAAATCCAGGCCTTCGTTGAGTCCAATGTGCACCACATGACGTGCATCAATACAGGTTTCGTTCATGGCCTGTGTAAATCTGCTGTTGCCCACACCGCCGCCCGAACCGCTGCCACCAGCATATGCTCCGCCACCGTTGGGTGCTGTGTAGTTGTTTTGTGCGCCGGCACCATTGGCACCGCTGACATAAAAGTCTGCAGTGGTTTTCTGTGCCACGCTCATGTTTTGGAAGTTGGGATTAATGTCGCGAATAATGTACTGCTCAGGGCGTTTGCCTTCCGACTCGTTCACAATCACACGGGCCACTTTGACCATGTCTACCCACATCATTTCAAATGTTTCCGGATCACGAACAAACACCTGATCGCCGTATTTGATGGTGTTGCGGAACAGCTTGAATATGCGTTGATCCAGCTTGTTCAGCTTGGTCCACTGTTGCAGTTGCTTTTTGATTATTTCTACTTCGTGATCTGTGGGCTTGTCAGTGAATGCAATGTCAAATGGTGTCTTGTTGTCTTCGTTGATCTGTGTTGAAAATTCTGCAATGATGTCTAAACAGGCATTGACTTCACTATCACAGTCCATGTTTTCGTATTGATTGTAGCGTTCAATACGATTGGGGTGTCCTGAATAAACTTCGGGTAATCTGCTGGCATAGTTACGAAAGGCAAAGTCGTTGGGTGTGCCACCTGCGCCATATCCATCACCTGTTTGTCTAGGATACCCATCCAGACCAAATTGATTTTGTCCCGAAATAGGACTAAGCTGGCCGCCGGTGCTGGCCACTCGGAAATACTTTTTCCAACCGCGTTTGCGATTATTGTCGTTGTCTGCCATGGTAGTATATTTAGCGACTAGCCCCGGGAGTTCTGCAATAATTTAGCATTGATAGCGTTGTTTTGTCGTTGTAGAGCAACCAATTCGTCCAGTCGTTGTATCATGCGATTGTCAGCTGATCCGGCCTGTTGCTGACTGGCGGCTTGATTGCTTTGTGCTGTGGTTTCAGAACCAGCACTGGCTGGATTTCCGCCTGCTACCTGCGATCGGTAACCGCTTGTGGGTCCAGCAATAGTGCCAGCACGTCCGCCTTCGATGCGTTTCATTTCGTCCAGAACTTTTCCTTGTTGTTCGGGTGTCAACGAAGCATATGTTTTGGTAATGTCTACTCCGGTAGCCCTGGCTATCTGATTGGCATAGGCACGGGGATCATTTTCGTTGGAAGGTGCGTATCGTTTGATAGCATTTTCCAAAGATAGATTAGCATAGTTTTTGCTTTTTAACAGAGCATCCTGGGCTTTGCGACCCAATTCTTCTGAGGGAAATATAGCAAATCTACCATCAGATCCAACAGCCCCGTACTGCATGGCAAAAGGACCGTACTCGATATTGCCTGGATTGTTATTGCGCCAGTTTCGATCGCCGCCAATTCTGGTTTGATCTCCAATGGTGACTGACCTGGACCCGCCTGTGGATCCTACTGTGGCACTGCCTGTGGATGCACCTTCTGTTGGTCGGGCAGGCACTGTTCCGCCTAGTCCAAACTTTTTATTCATAAAGCTGGTGGCCTTGTCCAGCGTTTCGGCAAACAATTTCACCGCTGGTATAGCAGCTTCAGCCAGACTAAAACCAAGACTTTGTAGATTTTTACTGGAATTGGCCACGGCCAACTGAGCCTTGGTAAATTCTTCAGTGTTTTTTCCACTGGCAGTCATTTGCTTTTTTTGTACAGCAGCAATGGCCTGTTCTCGTGTCATGCCCTCTGACATGAGTTTGTTTTGTTCTGCTAGGATAGCAGCGGTATCAAATGCCTGTACTGCTATTCCGCCAAACTGGTCGCCAGCGTACATGATCTGTTTGCCAAATCGTACCGTTCCATCAGCCATGGCCTGCTGTGTGTCAGCAATGGCCACAGTGGCCTGACGACCTTCTTGGATGGCCATGGTATTTTGACGTATGGCATCGTTGGCAAACAAGTTGGCTTTGGCTGCTTCTTTGGTCAACGGAATGCCTGTAACCAAGGCTCTAGCTGCGTCACCAGCAGCTCCGCCCAAACCTTCTACATACTTTCTTAGTTCTTCGGCCTGTACACCTTGTCCTGAGGCCTGCATTTCTGCAAGTTTGGCACGGAATCTGGCATCTACTAGACTTTTTTGTGCTTCTTTTTGTTGCGCTTCTCTGGTTTGCCCGGTCAATCTAGCAATCTTGTCCACTTCCTCAATGTAGTTTTGAGTTTTTTTGGTCAGTTCTTCAGTGGTAGCGCCTTGTAATATGCCGTATCTGGCACTGGTGGCCAGATATTCTGTAGTAGCATCCCCCACTGCGTCTAGGCTCATGCCCAGTTTGAGGAATCTCTGTGCTGTATTTCCTGTAGTTAACGCACCCGACACCTTGCTGAGTTCTTCAGCTCCCAGGGCAGCAGTACCTTGAAAAGCTGCTAGCCCTAGTGTGTTGGCCCTGACTGCCTTGCTAAATGCCGGCAAACTGTAGTTGCCTAGTTGATTGAACTGACGAAGCAAGCCGTCAACTCCGTCGGCTGCTCCGGCACTGGCGTCGCCTAGTGTTTGATAATTCCGGGCCATTGTGTCCAGTTGATCTAACACAAACTTGGCCGCTTCTCCTACACCTTCAGCCAAGGCCTTGGCTGCTCCGCCAACTAGTGGTATGGCGCTGGCCAGTTTTCCAACCACGCTGGTCAATCCAGTAATGCTGGCACCCAGGGAATTGAATGAACCTTCGCCCTGGGCCACAGCCTTGGCCATGCCGCCTACTGCTGCTCCTGCACCTAATATAGACTTAGTATAGCCTTCTAGAGCTTTGCTGGCTGAAACACTATTGCCACCCAGTTTAGCCAGAGATTCTGCGCTGAGGGTGCCGTTTTTCCTCAGCTCTTCCATTGCTTCTGCTACACCTTGAATATCGTTTGGGTCCATATTTCCAGCCATAAGTAATTTACAATATTTATGGTGGTAAAATGACCAATCCTTTAACTCAGTATTTTAGACAACCCAGCATCTACATCAAATTGCCCAGTGGTGGACAAAACTACCAGCCTGGATCAATTGATCTGCCGCTCAATGGCGAATTGCCAGTTTATCCCATGACGGCTATAGACGAAATCACTTATCGCACCCCAGATGCGCTATTCAACGGACAGGCCACGGTCAATGTCATACAGAGCTGTTTGCCCAATATCAAAAACGCCTGGGCTATTCCCAGCATAGATCTAGACACCATACTCATAGCCATACGCATTGCCAGTTACGGACACGATATGGAGTTTGCTACCACCTGCCCAGGTTGCAACGAAACCACAGAACAGTCAGTGGATCTGAGAACCATGTTGGATGCTTTGCGGGCTCCAGACTACAACAGTCACATCACCCACAGTGATCTGGAAATTTATTTCCGACCTTTGAATTACCAAAATCTCAACGACAACAGCCGCCTGCAGTTTGAGCAACAAAAACTCCTGCAGGTCATACCCGACAGCACTGTAAGCGAAGCAGACAAGATGGTTGCTTTGACCAAGGCCTTTAAACAACTGACCGAAATCACTGTGCAGAGTCTGGCCTTGAGCATCACTGTGATCAAAACACCCACTGCACAGGTACGTGAACAGGCATTTATTGAAGAGTTTTTAAAGAACTGCGATCGTGATCTGTTTAATCAGATCCGAGATCATGTGATGCGTTTACGTGAGCTGAGTGAATTGCAACCACTCAAGCTGACCTGTACCGGTTGCAACCATCAATACGAACAGGCCTTGACCTTGGATATGACAAGTTTTTTCGCACCCGCCTCTTAGTCCTGGACTCTGACCAGATCAGCGCAATGGTTGATCAAATGGACAAAGAAACTACCGATATCAGGCAAGAGGCGTTGAAAGTGGCGTGGTACATGCGAGGCGGAGTCAGTTATGATCAAGCGCTGCAACTCAGTGTCAGTGAGCGCACCAGTATTAGTAATCTCCTAAAAGAAAATTTAGAAACAACCAAAAAAACAGGCTTGCCATTCTTTTAGATCATGTTAGATATCAAAACTGTTGCCTACAACATCGAACGATGGATAGAAACCTTTGTAGAAGTTCCGCACCCTGCATTAGGAGGATGGGCTCCGTGTCCTTATGCCAGGCGGGCCAGATTAGATCAGGATTATACTATCCGTGTAGGAGTTAATCCTTACTTTGATCTCTTAAATGTGGCTAGAGACGGCCTGGGCGGTAAAAGTGTAGTGATACTGGCATATGACCCTGATGAATTTTTCTACGCACAGTTTACCAGTGATGTACGTGCAGCCAATCAAGAAGTACTGTTAAGCCGTAATATGTTGGCCCTAGAAGATCACCCTGGTGATCCAGAAATAGTCAATGGTGTCGCAATGAATCAAGGCACCTACGCACTAGCCCTGGTGCAGAGTCTAAGTGACCTTGACCAAAAAGCACGGGCCATGGCCAACCGAGGATTTTACGATACCTGGCCCGAAGACTATCTCACAGCACTATTTGAACACAGACAGGATCCACGGGCATGACCTATCAGTACGCCAGGATTGATTTGCACAAAAACACCTATCAACCCACAGTAGATTGGTATTATATCACTGAGCCCAACATCGCAGTTCTGCAAGATATCTATAGAACCTATTGCATCTACAAACATTTTGCAAGTGTGATGCCCTTGTTTGATTCGCAATTTACTGATCCTATGACTGATGTTATTGGCTACCGTGAGCAGGGACAGTTGGTGGCATTTAGTTTAATGAAACGCTACGACGATAAAAATGTCTTGGCTAGCCAATTTGCATGGACTTACCATAACCCACGCACCAAACTGGGAGTAGAAAGTTTAAAAACAGAGTGTGCTGTGTATCGAGAACGAGGTTTTCGGTACTTGTATCTGGATCAAGCACACCTGTACAAACAAGGCCTTGAAGGCTTCGAAATTTTAGGAGGATTACAATAATGGCAGACTTATACACAATCTGGGCCAGCAAAGCTGGTGACATCAGCGACACAGAATTTGTTGACAACATGCGCGGTTTCTTGCAACATCTAGTGGACGAAAACAAGATGATATCTTTTAGAATCACTCGTTGTAAAATGGGCTTTCGCAGTGTGGCTGACATGCCCGAATGGTTTATCCTGATGGAATTTCGTGACATGGCACAAATTGATGAAGCGTTCCGTCGCGTTGCTCCATTAAGTGGCGAACTAGAAGACAAGCATCGGAGTTTTAATCAGTTTGTTGGTGGAGATATACAACACGCACTTTGGCGTGATTATCCTGATACATTCTGATTGATGTTTAGAGATTAGCTGCGCTAATCTATGTGTGTCGCTACGCTCACACATGATTGTCTTTCTCTTGCATTATCCAGATTATGCGGTCACAATTCACCGTATGCACGGTGAACTGACTTCTACATTATCCGAGTTGTAGCTGTCATTTATCATAATGAGATTGTAGTTTCCTACGCGGAGGCGGTTGACCGGTACCCCCTACTCAAGCTTCACATATCAACGGAACCCTAGTGACCCGACGATAAATCCAAGTCCTACGAGCATGAGTTGTGTCTTTTTCACAGAGCTCAAACCATTTGTTGCCTTAAGTTAGCAATTGCCTTTGACGCCCAAAGTTTTCCAGACCGGGTATTGCACCGTTCTTCGATGGGGCCGGATCAAACATCCAGCACAGAGTCGGTAAAGTTGCCTTACTGTATTTCTATGTTTGTAATTTTACTTTTTGACAAGTCGTGTATATTTGGTTCTAGTAATTGATGTAGTTGTTTTGTATTTGTAAATTTTTCTAGTTGCCAGGTTTTTAGGTTTAAATTGTGCTTATAAATTAATTCGTGTTGAATAATTGCTTCTTGTACAATGTCTAGATTTAATCTCATTAAATCTAAATCATATCCTGATTTGATATTGTCAATAATGGTATCAAAATACCAAACAAATAACATTCTGTTAAGGTGAAATCTACGCCATTGATTATAAACAGTATTCCACTGTAATCGACGATCTTCGATTATAGGAACTCCTAAATAACTAAACAAATTGTCTACTGTTACATCAAATGTATTCCATAACTCCATTGTGTCTAACCGATAATGTTTTTTTGATAAATCTATGTTTGGAATAATAGATACGTTGTGTGTGGGCATTAGATTTAATGCTAAAAATTCCCGTTGATCCCAGATGTTTATTAACGACAATTCTTTCCACGCAGACCGAGAGTCTTTGAAAAAATAATCAATAAAATCTTCAAGTGCTTCGTGATCTGTGCTAATTTTTTTTGCTGGATCGTTCCGGGACTCGACTTCATCGCTACGAATTTTATATGATTTGTTATACAAAAAATGATTTTTAGATAATGTTAATATTATACGTTGATTGCTATCTAGATTAGATATAGCCGTCGCAAGATCCTTATCATATGATGTTGTAGTAAATGAAAAATTATGAAAATATATAGTATGAAAATTATCCACCGGGGTTGACGCCAATGCCGAGTGTATTAAATTAAATGTATCTAATGTACTTGGCTGATTTGGTTTAAAAACGTGAGAATTTTTAATAGTTAACGGGTTTTCAGGAACAGTTATCCAACGGTTTGATTTAGCATGATAGTAATTTTTATGTCCAGCAAGAAAGTGCAAACTCCATGTAAGGAATGTGCCGCCAACTCCAGGGTCAGTTAAAACTTCTATCATACCTATTCTTTAAAAATTAAATTTTGTTTTTGATGTGACTACCGTGTATACGGCAAACTATCTGTCCGTTGTACCAGTCGTCTGATTCTAATACTCTATGATTGAATTGTTCTCTAGCTTCTACATAACTGCATTCTGCCTTTGATTTACAATAAAATAATATTTCTCTTGTGAAGTTGTCAGCGCCCAGCGCCAGTAGGTCTCGATTGAGTTGATCATTGCTGCCATAGTATAGTTGCCAGTCTGAATCAATTTTGCTTCTAATTTTTTTCTTTTTCTTGTTGCCGTTTTTTAATTTTATTACTTTGTATGAGGTTTTACTAAATTTTGCTAATTTTTTTCCAATGTACTTTCTTCCTGTTACCGTGTTTGTTATTAGGTAAACAAACCCTACACAGTCTTCGGGTAGTTGTTCAACGTGAGTGTTTTCGTACAACCATATCATGGACTAGTAGTTATCGTCTGACCATCAACTCAGTTGAATTTCGTATTGCCACTGGTCTTGAAATGCTGTAGTCTTGTTGCTAGTACAAACACTAGCACAGGTCTCATTTGGGTTATTTGTTTTCCATGTTTTTTTAACTTCACTAATGTTGGCTATGGGATTAACAATGCTGTTTCCTAACCAACAGCACGGAATTCTGCGTCCGCGGGCATCGACATATTCGCTTTTTTCCGCTAGGGCCTGGCACTTAATTATACCAGTTTTGTTTTTGGGAACTTGCCAATCTATAGGTGCCTCCAGCCCGTTGACCATTGGGCGCTTACTGACCTTTGCCCTAAACCACTTGAATCCCATGGTTCTGGCCAATTGTTCGCAAGCACTGACCTGATGTTGATTGTGTTTGTAAACAAGCATGTCCCAATGAGCATTACCATTCCCAGCAATAAATGCGGTTGCATTACTCATTAGCTTGCGCCAATCAACATTCCGCCTATAAATGGCGTTGGTGTCCTCTAATCCATCGATACTAAACACACAATAATCTCTGGGCTGGTTAAATATCTGTGCCAGTTCGTGCCACCAGAATGTTGTTTGTATGGCACCATTGGTATTCATACCTAATACAATATTGGGATTTATTGTTCTAAAATATCTATACAAATCCAAGGTATATTTTCCAGCTGCTGGATCCCCATAGTTCCCGCACATGAACACTTTTTGTAATTGTGTCAACTGCATCTCGGAATATAGATGTTGTATTTGTTCTACACGCAAGTGATGTTGTGCGGATTTATTAAAATCTGTCCTGGTTTCTCTAGCACACAAAGGGCATGCAGCCTGGCACACATCTGTGGGCTCTAAGTGAAGGACCTTGGTTTTACTAGACATTGATATCTTTAATATTTTGGTCATAAAAAAATTGATCAATTTCGGGCCACAATCCACGCCAATTGGTGTTTCGCCGATGATCAAGTTGATCAAGGGTTAATTGTAGTTTTTTTAGCCTGGTCGGATCAATTTTACTAGCTAACAACAGGTTGACAAGTCCTAATAATTTATTTTTGTATAAATTATCTTGATCAGTTGCACAAACAAAATTGTTTGCAATATCGTGTAGTTGTTGGGAAAAAAATTCAGAGCCAAATATTTCTGGATGTAAAGTAATTGAATTTTCTCCATCCACTACAAAATAATCCTGCACAATAGAGGGATTAATTTTTTTCCAAGAAACAATTTTAGATTGAAACTCGTTTGTAGTTTTGATACTAAGTGAGGTCAACACCTGATGTATCGATAACTTTAACCATTTGTGTTTAATTAGATATTCAAAGTTTTTTTCCCATTGATCCAATTTGATGCCATATCTAATAAACTCTTGTTGGGAGCCCCAGCAGTCAAGGCTGATATGTATATCTGCACGCTTGATTAATCTATTGATCAGTAGTTCTTCAACAGTTTCTACATACTGTTGTATTTTTTCTGTGGGAGCATTCAGGTTGGTATTAATAGAAATTTCCAAATTTGGATTGGCTTTCTCTTTTAAAAAATCTAATATTTTCCATAGATTTTTTTGTAACATTGGTTCACCGCCTTGAATAGCAAATCTGGTTAGATGTTGAATATTTTGATCTAACCAATTAAGATAGCGATTAAAATATTGATCGCTGTCAATTGACCTTGAAAAATAATTTAAGCCAAGTATAGTTGGTCCAAAATTTTTAAGCTCGTCGTTGATACGTGAACTAAAAAATGGTTGACAATATACACAAGCTAGATCACATGTGTTATCTAGATACACTTCACAAAGACTAGGAATTACATAGTCGGACTCACCAAAATTAACAGGTTGTTGATCTGGTATTTGATTATGATACAACCGATCACTTAGCCCATGTTGCTTCTCAACGTCGTGACAGTATTCACACCCCCGACCCGAGGGCCATTCTCCTTTTCGCATAAGGGCCCGATCTTCTAAAACCTTGGGCATATTATGAAAATTTTCAAATTGATCAAGGGGAACAAATTCTGAGTTAACTCGATGACACGAGCTAGATGTACCGGTATGAAATCTAAAAGTATTCCATCCCCACTTTAGCACACAAGCTGAATCATTTTGTATTGGAAATATTTTAGACAATATCTACCTCTGTATTGTAACTGGTAAAGCCGCCTTCTTTTACAACCTTGAGAATGTTTCCCACTCGTCCAGCCAATTCATCTCTGTGGCTGACCAGCCAGATACTCTTGTGGCGCTCGCGGCTCATGTGTTTCAACAAGCCCAGCGCATTTTCAACACCTGCGGTATCTAGGCCATTGTCGATCATTTCGTCAATGAACAAGAGATTGATGGGCTGATATAAACTTTCAAACACATCGCGGAATGCCCAGCTCATGCTGAGAATCAATCGGTTGCGTTCACCACGACTTAAATTGTCAAAGTCCAGTTCACGTCCCAGTTCCTCGATGCTGACTGTGAGATCGTTCTGGAATACCACTGTGTGTGGCAAGCCCACACGATCCAAGTAGTGGGTCAGTCTGGTATTGAGATAGCTCAAATTCTGTTCAATGATCTTTTTGCGTATAAAGCTGTCCTTGCTGGTCAACAGCTTGAGTAAAAAGTCCTGGTGTTCCTGCAAGCGAGTCAAGTTGTTGAGAGTGTCATAGGAGATTTCCTGTAAGGCCGCACCAGTCATTTCTTCAATCTGCTCGCTGTAGGGATCTGTTTCCGCAGATTTGTCTGCAATTTGTTTTTCTAAATTGGTCAGGGTGGCCTGGTGATGCACAGCATCTGCTTCGTTGTCATAAAACATTGTGGGCGGCTTGCCTAGCGTGCCCAAGGAGGCGTGGGTAGCCTCCAGTTCTGATAACAGGGTGCTAAATTCTGTGCCACTCGCTCGCGCCGTTGCCAGATCTGCCTGCTTGCTTTCCATAACCTGTTGGTGCTTACTGTCGTGGAAGGCTTGCCCACACGTATGACATTCATGGTTCTCGAGCGTTTCAATTTCTTTTGATAGTTTTGCCGCCAACTTTTCCTCCCGGCCGATGTCCAATTTGACTCGCGAGATCTGACTTGATAGTTCGTTGATATCCTTGCGTTTTTGATCCCATGCCTTATGATCCTTGTGCGCCCGTATCTCTGCCTCAATCTGTATATTCTGTAGCGACTTGAGGGCTTTCTCAAGTTCCGTGATATCTTCCGCATGTTTGGTAGTCCATAGGGTTTGTCTACGCTTCAGTGATTCGATCTGTTCTTCGATGCGTTTATTGGCCTCTTGAACAGCACGAATACGGAATTCTTCTTGTGTAATGCCTTCCTTGGTAGATCTGTTGTGTTCTTTGATCCGGTCAGCACGTTCACTCAGCATGGTAATGCCCAGCAACTGTTCAATGATGGCACGCTGGTCGTTGGCTTTGAGACTCAAGAATGGCTCGGTATAAGTGTTAAGTGCCAAAATATGTTTGAACATTTCGTGGCTGAGTCCGAGAATATGTTCAATGGCATCCTGTGTTTCTCTTGAGTCGCCCTGTGCTTCGTCTGTGGCTGTTTGTTCTGCATTGTTGACGTAGAATTTCAACACATTGGGCTTGCGACCACGCTCGATCTTGTAGGACTGTGTGCCCACGGCAAAATCCAAACTCACCAACATGTTCTTGCTGTTGGTCTTGTTGACCAGATTGTCCTTGCGTATGTTGCTGAGTGCTTGTCCGTACAAGGCATAGCTGAGAGCATTGATGATTGTGGTCTTGCCTGTGCCGTTTCTGCTTCCGTCACCGCCCAGATCCAGATTCTCTCCTAGGACCAGGGTAAGATCCTGTCTATCAAAATCAATACCTTGAGTGGCATTGCCCACACTCATAAAATTTTTTACTGTTAAATTTTTAATTTGGATCATGTGCTATTATAGCATTAATCGATTGAAATGTTGTGTCTTTTGACAAGATCCCGATAAACTTGAGTCTCAGATGACACAGTTCTGTCAAGTTCTTGTAAACTAACATTCCATGGGTTATAGTTTAGTGTTTTCATTGTTGCTTGTACCTCGGGGGACCTAAGTGCGACTCTGATATCTCTTTCCAGTATTGTTGCAACATCGTTGGGCACACCTTTGTTAATAAAAAATGAAATCCATGCGGTGGTATATCTAAATTGGTTGTGTGTCAGTTCTGTCAGGGTTGGTACATCTGGATAGCTTGGGTGCCGAGTAGGACCGGCATACGCAACATATTTGATCTTGTTCGCTTGTTCCATCTTGGACGACGAAGCAATAGTCGAATACCCAAACAACACATCTTGATTGCTAACATCAATGAACCATTGGTTGAAATCTCTATACGGAACATGGGTCAATTTGATTTTGTAAAAGTCACCGAGTTCTAGTCCAGCCATGTGCCCGGTACTGCCAACACTCCACGAACCAAAGGTAGAACTGTTTCCCAGTTTGTACCTAAACTCATGAAAGTTTTTTGTTTTGGGCGAAGTAAACAACATCAAGTGATTCAAGGTAACAGGGGCCAGGGGCCGGATGTTTTTGATAATTTCTGTGTTTTTGTAAAGAATCGGATATGACACCACATTGCTATCGCTGTAATACAAACTGTAACCATTTGCTGGTTCTTTGTTGTAGGCCAGTAACCCAACGCTGCCGCCACCGCCTGGCCGATTGTCAACAACTACCGGAACATTCCAGTTTTTACTCAATTGCTCTGAAATTTGTCGCAACAAATTGTCGGGTCCAGAACCTACCGGAAGAGAAGTGATAATTTTCACTGGTTTGTCTGGAAAGGTAGATGCATGGCTCAGGCATGTGCCTGCCAATAAAATTAGTGTAAGTAATATTTTTTTCATTTGTTTTTCTCTCTAAAGTAATTTCTCAACGCAGGTTGATCCAGCTTGAACCCATTGCTGTATGTGTCTTTTTGCAGATAGTCAAAATCTGTAAATTTGATTTCGAGTTTGTTGTACATGTTCGAATTCACATCATCAAAATCAATCTTGCCTTGCCATACGATCAGATAAAGATTTTGATAGTGCGGATCCATACATATATCAAACTCTCCATCAAATACTTCCTTGACGGTTTCAATCACATTGGCCAGTTTGAATTCAACATGATCGATTCTGTAGAAATTGTCTCGGCCCAGGTGATAAAAACCGGTTTCTACCGAACCTTCAAATTTATCGTCTAACTGTTTAATGTCATCATACCATTCGGGGCATGCTACACTTAATGTTTGTCCATCTAAAAAATATTCAAACGCATTGTCTGGCGGATAACCTACAAAATTTTCTTTGTAAGTATTAACATCTTCGTTGGGTGTTATATGCTTCATCAACACCGGAGACATGGTTTCTGTAGTTCCAAGTATTGCTATTATCTTTGTGGCGTTTGTTTGTTTTACATAGTTCAAGTATTTTTTAGGAACATATTGTCCACCGATGATCATGTTGAACTCGTGCTCAAATTTGATTTGATTGGCAATCATATACTCCATGACTTTTTCCATGATGAATCGAGCCGAAAACGCAATCTGATTGATCTGATTGTCTCTAATGTATCCTACAAATTTTTCTAATTGGTCTTGTGTGATTTTGTTTGAAATTGCGATGCTGTAATGATTTTCAATTTTGTGCAAGGCCGGCATAAAAAAGTCTGTCAGCACAAAAGGATGATGCATATTTCTAGTATGACATGCATGATCGTCACTGGAAAAACCATACACAGACACATTTCTTTCTGCATTTCTATACAATTGACAGTGTGTGTAAGGCACTAGTTTTGGTTTTCCTGTGCTGCCACTGGTTGTTGTGATGGTTGCAATATCGTCTGGTTTGGCAAACACCGTGGTCAATAGCTGTTCATACACAGCGTGATCTTTGATTTCATAGTCATAAAACACCTGCTTGAAAATAACAGTCTTTCCATAATACCGGGCCAGGGCGACCAACAGTTCAGATTCTTCGGCCTGCTCATCTAAGATAAACAGGTCAATGTCACCATACACTGCAACAATCTCGTCCATTTTATCGGTTCTACCACTGGTGGTAGCAGGCATGTCTGGACTGATGACCAATCTTGCTCCTAACTCCAAAACAGCTAAAAATAATGTGCAATAACTAAACCTAATGGTTCGGTCATACAAGACCACAGTGCTACCAGGACGAATTCCATAGCCTTCGTACAGTATGGTTTTCCAGTAGGTGATGTCCTCCACACAATTTTGATAGTTCTTTGTGGGCAACTCAGGGCCATCGTAGAATTTTATATTTTTTGGTAGAAAATTTCTACTAATAATTTCGTCGGGTTTGGGCATAGGTGTAATCATAAATTTTGATAGATTTGTAATAGTAATTTTGGATCGTAAAACTCTGAAGAGATGTTTGTGATTTGATCCGTGACAATTTGATCTACGGATTCAAATCGAACTTCTCCTGGTGCCATATCTGTGTCCACAGAATTATTTTTTACTGGAATCAAGGCCATTTCACGCAAACTGTAATCCTTGACAAAGGTATCCTTGATAAAATTTGCCTCTTCATAACTGATATCAATGTCCAATTCTACACGCACATGCATGTTGGGAACTAATATATTGGATGCGTTATCAATTACTTGGCTTAGTTTAAGCACACGATACAACGGTTGACCTGGCCAGGCATGATATTCTGGTTCGCTACCCCACTCTAATATCATCATACCGCGAGCATCATCGCCCGCATCGGCAAAGTTGTGCGGAAAACAATTGCCAATATAGTTGATGTTTTTTTTCTGTTGCCGTAAATGAAAATGCCCAGAAAATACCTTGTCGACCCCGCCAAAACTATCAACTCCAACTTCGCCGTGATCTGGCATTTCTACCATGGCATTCATTTTGAAATGTGGCAACTCAAAATGCCCAAACATATACTTAGCTGACATTTTGGGAATTTTTTTATGATCGTCTCCGACCAGCCAGGGCGCGATTACCACATCACCATCCGAAAACCAGTCGTTGACAATCTGTATATTAGGAATGTGTTTGGCCCACTCAGTTGAGTAGATATCACGTTTATCACGATAATATAAGTCGTGATTGCCAGGAATAAAATAAAATCTATCAAATGCTGCTGATAATTTTTCTAGGCTACGCAAACTATACTGTAGAGTCTGCATGTTTATGGCCGCTCGTTGATGACTCCAGTCGCCCAGGAACATGCCGGTTTCGCAACCGTTCTGTTTGGCTGTAGCTATAAACCAGTCAATAAAATCGCTACAGTCTTGATTATGCACAAGACTGTTGGATTTTAAACCAAAGTGAATATCGGTACATACTGCTACTTTTTTAAATAGGCTCATAGCTACTAGTATACACTACAGATTTGTGTTTTACAACCGGTCTGGTCAAGTTTCGTTGTTGTATTCGGCAATGTCTATGTTCGTGACTACAGCACCCCAGTTGGGGTTCTTCTTGCCTGCATTTTGTCTAGTCCAACTAGGGTTCAGTCCAGCCTGTTCCAACATGTCATCACGAATGTTTTGATTTTTCTTTTCCAAATTTAAAATACGTGTAAACGAATTGGTAATGGCCGCTGTGTAGTAGGCAAATGGATTTTGTGATTTTGATTCGTCAAACTGTAGACCAATTTGGCTCAACTGTAACAAGGCCTGTCCACGCATTTCTTCATTGTAAGTGTAGCCACGCCAGTTGCTACGGGTAGCATAGCGTTCACACAGTTTCATGTACATGGTGGCCAAAGTTCTAGTAGCCTGCCCGTGATCCTTGCTGAATTCTCCAGTTTCAAAGTCGCCCTTCCAGTGGCTCTTGCCCACTTGGATCAGTTGTTTGTTTTCATCCAGTCGATAGTGGTAAAATGGAGGAAAGTTTAGACGCACATGTTTTTCGTCCAGGACAGGGATATCCAGCAATTCGGCCAAGGGATCATCCTCGGCATCCAGTTCCAACTCAAAAATGTCTTCAATTTTTTTCTTTTTGCTGGCATTTTTTGGTACTTTTTTGGGCGCCATGGGTATGTGTTCCCAACAGGTCACACGGAATACTAGATCAGTATTGGCGATCTTTTTTGGATCAACAATGATGCCTTCACGCTTGAGTCTGTCGGCACGATTTCTACGGGCCTCTGCAATGGTACGCTGATTGATCTTGGCCACTGTGGGCAGGATAATGTCATACTGGTGATCGTTTACCGGATCTGTATATGCGCAGTAGGTGTTTTTGCTGAGATGTATCTGTTTTAATATGTCACGATTATTTAAATAATTCGTTTTTGCTGGGGTTCTTGGCAAGGTTGTGGCCACGGACGGGTCTCCTAATAGTGTATTTATTTTAGCATAGTTTTGGTGTTTGTCAACCTTTATAACATAATCTGAGCCGTTTATTTTTGCAATAAATACATGATAGGAAATTGACATGGCCATTAATGAATTCCCACAAGATGTAGGCAACCCACCTGATCCGCAAGTTAGTTCGGGCGAAGAACCGGCAGTGCCAGCATCTTCAGTACGGTTTTCTGCTGCTGATCTTGATGCGCTGGCAGCTGCCAATGGAGTGGATGCCGGCAACACCGACATCGAAGTAGGAACTACTGATGCACAGTTGTTTGACGCAGAAGCCAGAGTTACTTCGCAAGTGCGCCAAGCACAAAACCAAGAAACCACAGCAAACCTGACACAGTTTCCGCGCAACACCGACTGGCGAGTGACCTTGAGATTGGCGCCTGGGGCCAACTATCTATATAACGCACCAGATGCAGGCTTACTGCAACCACTCAAAACCACCAATGGCGTGGTGTTTCCGTTTACGCCAGCTATCAGCACAGCCTACAAGGCTGTCTATTCGGACTACAATCTTACTCATTCAAACTATCGTGGGTACTTTTATCAAAACAGTTACACTGACGCGATCAATCTCACAGCCACTTTCACAGCGCAAAGCACAAGTGATGCGGCCTATGTGCTGGCAGTGATACACTTTTTTCGATCAGTGACCAAGATGTTTTACGGGCAGGATGCGCAACGTGGATCGCCGCCGCCGTTGACATACCTGAGTGGCCTGGGCGATTATCAATTCAACAATCACCCTTGCCTGGTCACTCAGTTCAACTATACCTTGCCAGCCGACGTGGACTATATCAGTTCAGGATCACCCAACAATCTGGGTTTGAATCTACAACCGCTACAAAATCTCTATAGCACCACACTGAATGCCGTGGCACCAACTGTAACTAGACTAGCGTCAGCATTCTTGCCGGTTGGCGCACAAAACAACATTCCTGCACCGTTACAGGCTCTGTTGGCCAATCCTACCTATGTGCCCACCAAAATGGACATGCAGATTACCCTGCTGCCAGTGCAGAGTCGCAGTCAGGTCAGCAAACAGTTTAGCCTTAGAAACTTTGCCAATGGCAATCTGCTGAGAGGAGGGTTCTGGTAATGGCCGGCAACTACAGTGCAACCAGTCCGTATTTTCTCACAGGCTACAGTCAGTTCTTCCTGGATGTCATGGTCAACAGGCCTATACCCCGCAGTGCCGACGATCTCTTGTTTACCATCAACACCACATTTGAATATAGGCCAGATCTCTTAGCGTTTGACCTGTACGGTGATGCTGGCCTCTGGTGGGTGTTTTATCAACGCAACCCCAATACCCTAACAGCTCCACCCATGGACTTTGAAGCTGGCGCAGTGATATATCTGCCCAAGTTGGACACACTAAAATCAGTGCTAGGATTCTGATATGAGTAGTCTAAATGCCAAACCTGGTTATAGCGAAGCCAACAGCCAGTATCGGGCACTCAAACAACAAGTTGACACACTGCTAGATCAGCGTGACGCAGCAGCTAGAGAATTTGGCATTGACTCCCCACAGGCACAACAGTATCAAGCACAGGCTTCTGCACTTGCTCCGCAGGTTATCGAAGCTAACAACCGTGTACAGGAAATCATACAGGCCCCTACTGATCCCAATCTGGCCAGCCCTACGGTAACTACCGGACAGTCACAAAGCACGCCGGCCGCCAATGCCAGAGATGATGGTCCTAACCAGGCACCCACTTCGGGTGGTGTGGGCGCAGGGACCAGTCGCAATGCTGCTAACAGTCGCGGCAGTGACAACACGCCACCTGCATCCAGCAACACCGCACAACAGATTATCAATCAAACTTTTGCCAATCAACGCATTGTGGCTCAGCCAAACGTGCTGGATCAATATGCCAGCTATACCTATGCTATTTCGTGGTGGCTATTGACGCCTAGTCAGTACAACTCTTTGACCACTGGACTTGCGCCTGCTCCTGGGTCTGGCAACTGGAGTCTGCTGATGCAGAGCGGCGGCGCACCCATTGCAGGTCGTAACCAATTCTTCCCCAACGATTATTACTTGGATGATCTAGAGATTGAAACAGTGTTGATGGGCAAGGGCACTGGTATGAGCACCAACGGCATGACCCTTAAATTTAAAGTGGTGGAACCCAACGGCCTGACCTTGATACAAAACCTCTACAGTGCTGTGCAGGGCGCCGCACTCAATACTTCTGCGCAAACTAGTCAACAAGCAGCGTCAGGAACGACCACACCCGGCACAGTCAATGCCAATCAAACTAGCCAGCCACCCAACTACGGTGCTGCACAGTACTGCCTGACCATAGAGTTTTACGGCTACGATGAACGTGGCAACCTGGTTGCACCTGCTCGTGGTCAGATCAGCACTACAGGGCAACTGGCCACAACCAATCCACAGTCGGTGATCAAAAAATACTATCCATTCTTGATTGAAAATATCACATTCCGCACAGTGGCCAATCAGGTTGAATATTATGTTGTGGGCAATCCTGTGCCTTACGACACCGGCACCAGCCAGGCACGTGGCACTATACCTTTTGCGTTTCAGCTGTCAGGACAAACAGTGGGCCAATTGTTGCAGGGCGGTCCTGCTGTAACAGCCACAGCTCAGGCCAGTCCCGGTGAAAGAACTTCCAGGCCAGCGCCTAACATGAATGAAGTAATGCAAGCCAGCGACCGAGTGGCGGCCACCAATGCCGGAGTTGATGCCAATGGTAATTTCACTGGCAGTACCGCCGGCAGCGGAGTCCCCGGGTCAATTTCTTCAGTGTTAGGAGCATAACATCATGTCAGATCCATTGAATCCTGGATTTGGCACTAATGAAGGTGGCGCAGCCTTTGGAAATCCTCGACTGGCTCGCCAGGGTGCTAGAGCTGCCATATCAAGAGCTACAGGAACAGATGCCCGTGTTGCACCTCCGGCAGCAGTACCAGCGCAACCCACAACAGCACCGCCCAACGCTACAGCAGCTCCCAGCAAAGGCGCCAACAATCAGTTTGTAGGTTTATGCGACGCACTTAACCAGTATCAACAGAATCTAGTAAAACGCGGCACCTATGGAGTAGCCGACGAGTATGCCATAGAATTTGCCCCACCGGCCATAGGTGCGTCAGAAGTGATCAAACCTGGTCCAGTGACCTACAGAAATACCGCAGGCAAAAATGTCAAAACTGCCGAAGACAAATTGGATAGCAAAACAGATTCTGTTAATGTCAACAGCCAGAATTGGAATGTGTTGGCAGGCACGCAAATTGTACAATTTATTGATCAGGTCATGCGCAGCAGTAGATACATCACTGATCAACAAAAGGTCAACTTTGACGAAAATGGCAAACAAACCAAAAATGCCACAGCAGGCGCCAACGGGGTCACAGCCTGGTACAAGATCAGTGTCACTGCCAAACAATTGGCCTACGACAACAAGCGAAGAGATCATGCATACCGTATGACATTTACAATCAGCCCATATGCTATCAATCAGATGGCCAGTCCCTATTTTCCTGACAGCACATACCGCGGCGCCCACAAGGTATACAACTACTGGTTTACCGGACTCAACACCCAGATTCTAAGTTATGAACAAGAATACAACCATGCCTATTACACAACTTTGAGTGGCAACCCAGATGCTCTAGCCGTACCACCACCCAGCGGCCGCGACCAGTTCAAACAAACACACATGGCCACCAGTGAACAGCGCGGTCAGGGGCAGGCCAACTATGTGAACGAGCCTGCAGACTCGGCTGCATCTTTTTTGTACAGCGTATCAGATTTTAGCCAGGTACAAATGAAAATTGTTGGTGATCCTGCTTTTATGCAACAAGGCGAAGTGGCCTTTGGTGTCAATGCCAGAGCATTTGAGTTCAGGCCATTCAATGCCGACGGTGGTATAAACTACGACAGTCAGGAAGTGACCTTTACTGTGAGTTTTAACAGACCCACCGACTACAACTTCAATACCGGCATCATGAACACCAACTCACCCTCGGGCGCACCCCAGGAAACATTTGCTTACATTGCTACCAATTGTAAAAACGTTTTTAGCAAAGGTCAGTTTACCCAGGAATTGGTGGGTTCATTGTTGCCACTCAGCAACACGTCCAAGCCGCCATCTACCAACGGTCGAGAAACCACAGCGGCCAGTGCTTCGCGTACTACCAATATCAGGGGAGAGTCGTTGGGTTATGAAGTGCGTGACGAAACTGGAGCACTGTCTAATCTTAGACAAAATGAGTATGGTGACCTGTATGATCCTGCCGGTACAGCTGGTTCGGCCTTGCCGGTGCCTCGCCCGGCTCCTCCACCGCAACCTGCAACCAGTACCGGCGATATACAAAATAATATAATCAGCCCAGAATTTGGATTTGAAGAGTCTTTGTCACTGGCTTCAAGACCACGACGCAACTTTGGTCAAACTGATATTGATTTCGCAACTCAGTCAGCCCTGATACCCACAGCGCCAACTCCAGTTCCAAGACGAAACTTTGGTCAAAACGATATTGACTTTGCAACTCAGTCTGCCGTCGTTCCAACACCACCACAAATCATGAATAGAGACACATAATGGCCGGCGAAAATATCAACCGCAACACAGGACAACCAAGAAACTACAAGATGGACCGTGGCGGCATGCCCACGGAAATGGGTCCGTTTATTGGTCGTGTTACCAACAACGTGGATCCTACTAGATCGGGTCGATTACAGGTTTATATAGAATTGTTTGGCGGCCCCAACGCCGATGATCCCACACTGTGGCGCACAGTGAACTACTGTCCTCCTTTTTATGGTGCAACGCCTGCAGGTGCTGCTGCTGGCACTGGTGCGTTTGAACAGGGCAATCCACAAAGCTATGGCATGTGGTTTACCCCACCCGACATAGGTGTGCAGGTCTTGTGTTTCTTTGTAGGCGGCGATCCCAATCAGGGCTACTATGTGGGTTGTATTCCGGATCAAGGCATCATACACATGATTCCGGCTGTGGGGTCCGTACCCAAGAGTCAAGCAGTCACACAGAACGAAACACAGACCAGCTACTTTGCTGGATCCACCCGTTTGCCAGTCACGGAAATCAACAATTCAAATACAGCCATTGCTGACAATCCCAAGTACTTTGATCAACCCAAACCGGTGCACAGCTATGTGGCCGGTGTCCTATTCCAACAGGGCTTGATCAATGACCCTATACGTGGATCAATTGGCAGTACCAGTCAGCGCGAAAGTCCCAGCGGCTGCTACGGAATCAGCACTCCGGGTCGGGCAATTTATCAAGGCGGCATTGGTGGGGGAGCCGGTGGAGACGCAGGAGTAACCAGTCAATCACTGTCCAATCAGCCAGCCACAGCCACCGAAGTAATTGCTCGCCGCGGCGGACATACCTTGGTCATGGACGACGGTGACCTCAATGGCAAAGATAATCTCGTTCGTATTCGTACCAGCAAAGGCCATCAGATCACCATGAGTGACGACGGCAATTGCTTGTATATTTGTCATGCCAATGGCCAAGCCTACATTGAGCTTGGACAAGAAGGTACCTTAGATGTATACACTACCAACAGTGTAAATCTACGCACGCAGGGCACTGTAAATATACATGCAGATGATGACATTAACATGTTTGCTGGCGGCCGCATCAACATGAAAAGCAACAAGGGCACTACCATGCAGAGCGATGCAGACATGGGCATAAGCAACAAGGGTCAACTGACCCTGTTTAGTCAAGCCGGCATTGGCCTAAAAACTTCTGGTACCCTGGCCATGATGAGCCAGTTGGGCAGTTGGGCCGCCAGCTCTACATTAAGTTTTAATGGAGATAAACTGAATCTCAATGGCGGACCCAGAGTGGAGGTGGCTACGCCCGCAGGGTTAACCAAATACTTGTTGCCCAAGGTGGAATTCAATGCCAGTCTGGGTTGGGTGGCGCAACCCACGGGTCTAGATAGCATAGTGACTCGAGCACCCACACATGAGCCTTACCCTTACCATAATCAAGGTGTGGCCACATCAGTCAAATTAGCAGGCCCAGCACCCACGCCACCACCGGCAACTCCGTCGGTTCCGCCTGGAGTAACAATTACCAAAACAGCCTAATATGTCACAATTCAAATATACTCTTCCTTCAGGTTCAAGGTTTCTTGTGGAAGCACCTGTGAACACCACACAGAGCGAGGCTGATTTTATCTTTTACAACCAGGTGGCCGCCGGTGCATTGGTTGAGTTTGAAGTTGGACAAAGTGTAACCGAACTTGCAACCGTGGCCACAAAGTTTGAACTCAGCAGACTAGACCGCGGCACCGCCGGAGTTGACGACACGGTTATTTTGTCCATTGTTAACGGTTTACCCACAGTGGCTGACATACCCTCTTTGATCAATGTGCCTTTGACCAATCCCATCACACAGGCCAGCATAGCAGAGATAAACAGCACAGGTTTTACTGCACCAGCCATAGGATCCTTAACCAGCAGTCAAACCTTGGCACTGATGGCCCAGGTGGCCAGTACAGTGGGTCAGGCTGCAACGGCCATTACCAACGAAACTGGGGTAGGTCAATATGGATTAGACTGTCAACAACTGGAAATGGCTGGCTATGTCAAGCCCGGAACTTGGCAACGGTTTTTACAAAATAGTTCTAGCAATTTAATTGACGTGTTGAGTGCTCCAGGCATATGGACTGGCCTTGATGGAATCAATACCCTTGCAGAGTTCCTTGCAAATAGCGAAGCACAACACACAGCTCAGGCCACTCTCATGGTCAACGGATATGCCAGTCTGCAGGCCGCTGGGGTAATTACTACCCCAGCCGCACAGTCTGTGTCGGCAGTAGTAGGACAAATTTTTACAGGAACAGACCCACAATTGACCTCAGCAACTACCGCGCTTACCAACGGTGTAAACAATCAAGTAGCATCGTTGGTTACAAATAGCAGCAAGTACGGCACCCAACTCACCGCACAATGGGCCAAGGACTTGCCAGCACTAACGGACCTTACTTCCAATTTAACAAGTATAAAAGGTCTCTCTGCATCTCAAAGTGCTGTTCCTGGTATTCCTAGTCTTGGCTCACTAACATCCGGTATAACTCCTAATCTAGCGTCAGTAAAAACTGCTATGGACACTTTGGCCAAAGGATCACAATTTGCTGCCACAGCAAGCAGCACATTGACCAGCGGCCTGGATAGATTATCCAATCTCAATGTTACTGTTGGCAGTGTTACTGCCTTTGCAACGACATTGGCTGGGCAACTACAAGGACGTGCCCTTGCAGCAGCAGGGCAATTGCAAGGGCAAATCACAGGACAAGCACAAGCTCTGATTGGACAGGCACAAGGACAAGCGCAAGCTCTAATTACACAGGCACAAGGTCAGGCTGATGCTCTGTTGACCCAGGCACGAGAACAGTTTGATCTGCTACGGGCACAGGGTGACAAACTGGTAGCAGCGGTGCAACAAGCACCTGGATTTGCCAACACAGTGGATCGTGCCAGCATTGACGTGGCCACTACAAAAATATTTGGTAGTGCCAAGATACCCACCCCCAATTTTGGTCCTATTGTGGCCGAGTCAAAATCCTTGCTGGCTGCCTTGGACATCAGCAGAGCCCAAGGCATATTGAAAAATTTGCAAGGGCAAGGTACTGCCCTGTTAAATCAAGCACAAGGACAGGCCACAGCGCTGGCAGGACAAGCACAGACCCAGGTCACCGCACTGGCAGGCCAGGCCAGAACAGTTGCAACCACGATTGTTTAACAGAGTAAATACATCATGCCCACATTTATAGGATTTAATACCATAGGTCAAAACAAGAAATTCACCGCTGTGGATTTTGATTTGATCAAGATTGACCTGCTGAATGCATTCAATATCAGACAAGGCGAAAAAGTTGGACGACCCGGATACGGCACTGTGATATGGAACTACCTGTTTGAAAATCAAACTCAGGAAACACAACAGGCTATTACGGCAGAAATACAGCGAGTGTGCGCCGGCGATCCTAGAATCTACATCAGCGGGCTAGAGATATTTCCACAACAAAATGGCATACTGATACAGTTAGGGCTGGTAGTAGTACCCAGCACCACTGCACAACAGTTGAGCTTGTTTTTTGACCAACAACAGCGCACAGCCACTTACGTTTAACTATCTAAATAACAGCACATTATTAGTTCCATAAATACTCTAACATTGGAATAACTATGGCCACAACCTCAAGACAAACTGCGATTTTTGGTGTTGAAGATTGGAAACGAATCTATCAAACCTATCGTGAAGCAGATTTCCAAAGCTATGATTTTGAAACCCTACGCAAGAGTTTTGTTGATTATTTGCGCCTGTACTATCCAGAAACATTCAATGACTACATTGAATCGTCAGAATTTATTGCCCTGTTGGATGTCATGGCTTTTATGGGCCAAAGCCTGGCTTTTCGTACAGATCTAAACACACGTGAAAATTATCTAGACACAGCCGAACGCAGAGACTCGGTAGTTAAACTGGCAAATCTGGTCAGTTACACTCCCAAACGCAACACAGAAGCATCTGGATATCTCAAGGTATTTTCTGTCTCAACCACCGAAAATCTCATAGACTACAATGGCATCAATTTGGCCAATCTCACAGTCAACTGGGCTGATCCTACCAACCTTGACTGGCAAGAACAATTTATTACCATTATCAATGCTGCCTTGACCAACACACAAAAATTTGGCACTCCGGCAAATCGACAAACCATCCTAGGAGTAGACACCCAGGAATACACTATCAATCTGGTTCCTGGATTTTTACCAGTGATACCTTACACAGCTACGGTAGACACAGTAAACATGCCATTTGAAGTGGTCACCGCCACGTCCGCTGGCGAGGATTTTGTGTATGAGCCTCCGCCCCTGCCCAATGGTCAGTTCAACGTGCTGTTCCGCAACGATCAGCAGGGCTTCCTTAGTGGCAACACAGGATTTTTCTTCCTATTCAAACAGGGTGTGTTGCAGAATCAAGACTTTAATTTGCCAGAACGCATAGACAATCGTGCTGTGGCCATCAACATTGAAGGCATCAACAACACTGACGTTTGGTTGTATCAACTGGACGACCTAGGCAATGTAGCAGGCCTCTGGGAAAAGGTACAAAGTGTCTACGCTGCCGCAGTAGAACAACTTGCGCCTGGCACCAGAGATATCTACAGTGTGACCAGTAGAACCAATGACCAGATCACTTTGAATTTTGGTGATGGAGTGTTTGCTACCATACCAGTGGGTACATTTAGAACTTATGTTCGTGCTAGCAATGGCCTGACTTACATTATCAATCCGGTGGAAATGCAAAGTGTCAGTGTGCCCATCAGCTATGTGAGTCGCACAGGACAGATCGAAACCATTACATTTGTGTGTGGCATTACAGAACCAGTAACAAATGCACAGGCACGCGAAACCATTGAAGAAATCAAGCAACGTGCACCTGCTCAGTACTACACACAAAATCGCATGGTCAATGGCGAGGACTACAACAATTTTCCTTTCACCCAATACACCAGCATACTTAAAAGTACCGCTATCAATCGTGCATCTATTGGCACCAGTAGATACCTCGACCTGGTAGACGGTACTGGAAAATATTCCAGCACCAACATTTTTGCCAGTGATGGTGCCTTGTACGAATCCGATAACCTGTATTCATTTCAGTTTAGTTGGCTGACCAACAACGATATCTCAGACGCAGTAATCAACCAAATCAATCCCCTGACCATCAGAGCAGGACTGCAACAGTTTTACTATGCAAATTTTCCAAGACCAAATTTGGCAGTGCTGAACTATACATGGAATCAAAGCACAGCAATTACCAACGAAACTACAGGTTATTTTGTTAACGATCAAGGCAATCCAGCTCCCATTGGAACCTATGCCAGCAATGCCGGCAGATACATCACAGAAGGCAGCCTGGTACAATTTGCAGCGCCCACCGGCCAGTATTTTACAGCCACCAACAGACTAGCAGTCGGTATACCCACACAACCAGACGAAAAACTCACCATATGGGCCAGTCCAACGGCCGTATATCTCGAAGGCACTGCCCAAGGTCTGGGTAATTTGCCATCGGGCCTAGGCCCTGTGGTGTTGAATAATTTTGTGCCAACTGGTGCAATTCCAGTGCAGGTTATTCCAGTGGTAGTCACGGATATTCCAATTAGTGTGCAACAAAGTGTAATTTCACAGATTGCATTGAATCAAAACTTTGGATTGGGCTACAGCAACACTACCAGCACCTGGTACGTGATTACCTCCAGCAATCTTGATGTGGGTGCAAATTTTAGCCTGGCAAATGCACAAAATACTTCAGGCTTGAATCTTGACGCTAGTTGGTTAATTCAGGCCACCTACGATGGATCCAAGTACACAGTAGTTTCTAGATCTCTGGAATATTATTTTGGCAGCGTGTTGCAGACTAGATTTTTCTTTTATACCAGTGATCCTATATACGACAGTCGGACTGGCACCGTGATTAGAGATTATATCAATATATTAAAGATCAACAGCCAAGCCGACAGTGCAGTTCCCCTGGGTACCGACAACATATTGACCATCATTGATCAGCCGGTGCTGAGCGACGGTCTGGTTGACGATTTTCAAGTTGTTGTCAGTTTTGATAGAACCAGTGGAGATCTAGCGCCGGTAAACCCAGATTTCTTTGATGAAATTGTGTCACCTGCAATTGACCCTACACAAAAATTGGTGTTTTTTCAAGCCACTGTAGACTTTGATAATCTACAACGATACCTGCTGATCGAATCAGGTATAGTCAACAGCGATTATGCCACCCTGACTGATATTCAAGCTGTTCAAACACAGTTTATTCCCGGTCAAGTTTTTTATGCCTATAATCCAACACAACAAATTACCAACATTGATTACAGTGCCGGAATATTTTATATCCTGGGCGTGGACAGTCTTGACAATCCTGTATTAACTGTGACCAATGATTATTTGGCACAAGTGGGACGCCAGGACCTGTATTTTCAATATCGTCACAATAGTCCTTTAACCAGCAGAATTGATCCTGGATCCACAAACATCATTGACATATATTTGGTCACCTCAGCCTACCACACGGCCTACATCAATTGGTTACAGGATACCACTGGCACAGTAGCCGAGCCAACGGCCCCAACAATTGATCAGTTAAATACAGCGTACCAGGGCCTGCAAGAATATAAAATGATATCCGACAACATGATTCTCAACACTGTGGACTTCCAACCCTTGTTTGGACAAAAGGCAGATCCGGCCTTGCGAGCCACAATCAAGGTAATACGTGCTGCAGGTAGTACTGCCAGTGTCAGCACCATTAAAAATTTAGTAGCGTCTAATATGAATGCCTATTTCAATATTGACAACTGGAATTTTGGAGATACCTTTTATTTCAGTGAACTGGCAGCATACATTCATCAAAACATTGGCGACATTGTCAGCAGTGTGGTGTTGGTGCCACTAGATGTGCAAAAAAGTTTTGGCGATCTATACGAAATTAGATCGGCTCCAAATCAAATTTTTGTTAATGGAGCCACAGTAAATGACATAGAGGTTATTACTGCATTGACCAGCACTAATTTACAGACTGCACCTGGCAGTGGAGTAATTTAATGGCCAAGCAAGTACGCAGTGTAGAATTTTTACCAGAAATATTTCAAACACCAGTCAACAAACAATTTTTATCTGCAACTCTGGATCAGTTAATTCAGAATCCACAATACACACAAACTCAAGGATTTATTGGCCGCCGAATTGGCCCAGGAGTCAATGCCAACGATACCTATGTGGTTGAACCTAC